AGGGTGTGCCGGGAAGTTGCCGGGAAGTGGGGAAAACCCGGTAAGTACTTCCCGGTTGATCTTGAACCCCCTGTTGCACATGTGGCATAGATGGGGTAGTGTGTGGGAGGAGTTAAGAGTTGGTGGAGTCGGCAGCCATGAGACTGGTGCCGGGCCCAACCTTGAGTCCGACAGGCTCAACTTCAGGGAAGGGAGAGGGACTGATGCCAGAACTGGGCAAGATCATCACGCTGATCGACTTCGACGAGAAGGCCGGTCAGTGGCTGGTGATCTGCGGGAGCCCCGACTGTCCGAACACGGGTGAGTTCGCCCGGTCGGACGGCAGCACGCCGGAGGAGCACGACATGATCTGGCTGACCGGGGTCCTGCACGAGAAGCACTTCCACGGCGGGGACGGGCTGGTCGACTTCGACGCGCTGATCTCGGTGCGTCCGTACCCGGTGCCGAGGGTGACCCGTGGCTGATGTGCAGAAGGGCCGGGGCGGCACGGTGATCTTGTGGATCATCGGGATCATCGCGGTGGTCTTCGTGCTCTTCACGATCAAGGGTGGTCGGGATGGCTGTGAGGCCAATGGTCGCCAGACTCAGGGCCTGGTCGAGTGCGTCGAGTTGATGCCTTCGACGGGGCCGTGAGGCTTGGCGGCGGCCAGGGCAAGCAGTTCAAGATCATGCTGACCCTGGTGGGGGCTGACTTCAGGGTCGTCACCGTGGAGAAGTCGAAGACCCACAGTGGTGCCTGGTTCAGGTGGAGATGCACCTGCCCGCGTAAGGGTGGGGACTGGTGCCGGGCGGAGCAGGCGTACGCCATCGCTGAGGTCCACGCCATCCTGTGGCACGGGGCCGAGGTAGACCGGGGGCCGTGGGTAGGCCCAACCCAGAAGTAGGGAGGCAAGATCATGGAGAACTACACGACCGGGACGGGCCAGCACCTGCGGGTGCACAGCATCGACGACTGCGCCGGAGTCCGGGGCTACCAGCACGGCTGTGTCGTCCACGCCAGGCTTGAGACCCACATGAAGGACTGGCCGACCCACTGGCGCTCCGACTGGGGCGGCTTCATGGAGGTCGTCTGTCCCCACGGCATCGGCCACCCGGCACCGGAGGAGACCAGGTCCGGCGGGTACGGACACGGCTGTGACGGCTGCTGCACCGACCCGGCCAAGGCCCAGGTCAACCCGACGGCGGACACGTTCCGGTACTCCACGGGCGGCCTGATGCGCTGCTGCATCCAGACCCTCACCAATGAGGCCAAGGCGGGCAACCTGGCCGACGCTGTCGATGGGGACAAGCTGCCGTGCTTTTGGTGCCAGTGCCGAATGGTTCTGGACAGGGGCGTGTGGAAGTGGGACCAGTCCCGGTCCTGGTACACCCCGGAGGCGAAGCAGACATGAGGTGGCTTCCTGTGCTCCTGGCCGCACCCGTGGTTGTGGTCGGGCTGGGGTTCTTTGTCCTGATGGTGATGTCGATCATCACGGGCCAGGGCGACTACAAGTACGACGCAATCATGGCGATGTTGTCCCTGATCCTCGCGGCGAGCATCACGACCCTGGTTGCCTCGCGGAGGTCATCATGAACAGCGCGAAGGCGCACGGGTTCCTGATCGCGGGGCTGATCAACGATCACCTGCTGGGCTGGCTGGATGCCGGATATGTCCTGGAGTATGGCCTGGATGAGGCCACGGCCTACTGTCCCAGGTGCTGTGGTCCGTGTGCTGCGCTGGCCGAATACTTCAACACGGGCCGGGGTCGGGCTGAGGCTGACGCCTATGCGATGGCGCTGCCGAAGTCTCACCGGCCGGGTCACGGCTACGACTGGCAGCTTGAGAACGGCGCTGTCAACTGGGACGTCATCGAGGAGTGGATGAAGCTCGGGTGGTGTCCCAACCACGACGATGCCCTGCACCAGCAGGGTCAGAGTAGGGAGAAGTTCAGTGAGTGACATCGCTGCCCGTGTGGCCCGTGGGGCTGCCTGGCTGGACGAGAAGTACCCGCAGTGGTTCGGCAAGATCGACCTGTCGATCCTGGACCTGGGTGACTGCACCCAGTGCGTCCTGGGTCAGGTGTACACCGGGGTCATCCCGGCGGCCGAGCAGGGTCAGGTGCTGGCCCAGGCGATCCTGTCGGTGACTCAGGGCTGGCCTAACGCCGACGAGTGGGCCGACGACTACCGGATGCAGGTGCTGTCGGGGACCGTGGGCGGCTACCACATCCTGTCCGACTTCCACGAGCTGCCTGAGGACGGCCAGTGGCACGGGTTCGTGGCCTCCATCGACAGCCTCATGGAGGACGAGGGCAAGGCCGAGTATGTGGAGCTGCTGGACGAGTGGACTCGGGTGATCATCGAGCGTCGGCTGACCGAGCACCCCGACGTTCGGGTGCTGATGGTGAGGCTGAACGAGCTGCGTGAGCCGGTGGCGGCATGATCGTCAGGTTCTTCCGCCGCATGGGCAGCAGCAAGTGGTTCTACCGGGTGTTCAACACGGGCTTCCTGGCGATCAACGTGTTCGACGTGATCGACGAGTGGGGCAACGGTGACTGGAGCTTCTGGCTGGCCGTGGTTCTGTCGGCGCTGTTCCTGGTCCTGTCTCTGCTGGCCTGGTTCGCGCCGGAGACCTACGAAGAGGGTCCGTCTAGGACTTGACGATCGAGAACTCCATCGTCTAGAGTTACATCATCAGCAATTCCAAGGAATAGGAGAGGTTCCCATGGAGATCACGTTCAGCCGCACGGTCCACTACTCGGTCAGCCTCGACGACAACGACATCAAGGCCCTGGCCAAGGAGCTGGAGCTGCGCAACAAGAAGTTCGTCACCCTCGTCGAGGACGGAGAGCTGGAAGTCGAGCACTACGACGCCATCGCCCGCTGGCTCGACGAGAAGCCGCTGACGTGGGAGACCACCGACGAGGAGAACATCGAGGACCTGGAGGTCCACGCCTAGCGAGCAAATGGTTCGTCCTCAGCGGGGTCATCGGCATCATCTGCTCGGTGGCCTCGCTGGTCGGAATGGCAATCGCCCTCGGGCGCGAGAACCGCTGGGGCATGGTCCTGGCGTGCCTGGGGCCATGTCCATCATCATGTTCCTCACCCTCGTGGGGATCGAATACGCAGACGACTTCTGGAAGGGAAGATCGTGAAGCTGAACAAGAACCTGATGTCCGGTGCCCTGGCCTTCGGCCTGATCCTGGGCTTGGCCGCGTGCGCGGAGTCGGTCACGCCGAACCGGAGCCCGCAGCAGGTGTGGATCGACGCGCACCCCACGTACCCCGGTGACGACGGCCTGTGCATCGAGTTCGACGGGGAGGTGTGCGACGACGACCCGTTCGACCTGGACGACATGGCCAAGTACCCGCACCTGCTGCCGTCGCCGGGGGCGGTCAAGACACCCCGGCCGATGCAGACGGCCAAGCAGCCCGCGCCGAAGCCCACGAAGCGCCGGTAGTCATGGGGCAGGAGTGGTTGACCGTCGCCGAGATCAGTCAAGAGCTGAAGCTGCACGCGATGACCGTGTACCGCCTGATCAGTGCGGGCAAGTTGGAGGCGGTGAAGGTCGGTCGCTCCTACCGCGTGAGCAGGTCCGAGTTCGACAGGTATCTGAGGGAGGCGAGGACGAAGTGATCCATGGTCAGGAGCGCGAGGAGCAGCGTCGCCGGGACTACCAGCGAAGTGAGCTGATGAGTCTGGGCGAGCAGCTTCGGTCGATGGAGGCCAAGTTGAACGACGCTGCCCGCAGGCTGGTGCGGCTGGAGCGGGAGTTGACGAAACAGCACGCTTCGGTGCAGGCTGGCGCAAACGATCTTTCGGAGGGGTAGTCGGGGATGCTCTTGAGGCCGCAGATCTTGGAAGACTGGATGATCTCGGCGGTCTGTGCCTCCATCGATCCTGAGCTTTGGTTCCCGCCGAAGTCGGGCTCGTCCGCACCGGCCAAGAGGATCTGTAACGGCTTCAAGGGCAGCCCGCCGTGCCCGGTCAGGGATGAGTGCCTGGCTTATGCCCTGCGAAACGATGAACGGTTTGGTGTGTGGGGCGGCTTGAGTGAGCGTGAGCGCAACAGGACACGGCGTCGCTGAACTGGACATTGACACAGCGTCCTTGTGTGGCTAAAGTTAAACGTAACCCCCTGGGAGCTGCGGAGAAACCGATTCCCTCAGCTCTTGGGGGTAACACCTACCTGGGGAGCACAAGATGGAACCGTTCCTGAACCCTGCGCAGACCATCGCTGACCTGCGCAAAGCTGCTGACATCCTCGCCATGGGCACCTGGATTCAGGGCTACGACTTCGACGGCAAAGGCGGCATGTGCGCCTTCGGTGCCATCCGCAAGGCCGTAGGGGACGACCTGATCATCTGCTCCACGCAGACCCGTGACCGGGTCTCGAATGCGGCCCGAGCCTTCTACCGGTTCTTCGGTGAGGACATCACCGCGTACAACGACACCGACGGCCGCACCAAGGAACAGATGATCCGCGCCATGCAGACCGTGGCCGCCGCCGTACAGGAGGACCCGCGCCGTGCCTGAGTTCAACTGGTTCTTCCAGCTCTTCGAAGACCAGGACGACCCGCACACGCCCCTGTTCTGGGAGACGATGGGCTGGGCTTCCCGGCAGGGCCTGGACATGAAGGTCCCTGACGTGCACCTGCCTGAGCCGTCCATCGGTGTCCAGGTGCAGGAGCTGAAGCGCCAGGTGGCCCTGAAGACCCCGACACAGATGATGCCCACGCTGGAGTAAGGCCAGCCCCCGTGGCCGAGAGGATAGGCAGCGGCCTGCAAAGCCGTGCACGCCGGTTCGAATCCGGCCGGGGGCTCAACCTGGGAGAGGGAAGATCATGAAGATATCCAAGAACGTGCTCGTCGGCACCGTCCTGCTGGCGGGCATCGCGTTCACCGGCACGGCCTGCGCATCCGAACCCGATCAGGAGTTCATGGACACCGAGGCCGACCACCAGCAGATGTGCGTGCAGGTTCAGGACAACGGGGACCTGATCCGCGACCACGACGCCAAGTGTCCCGACGAGGACGAGCACCACGCCCACTTCGATACGGGCTTCTGGTACTGGTACTACCTGGGTCGGGTGTACGGCACCCCACCGGCCGTGGGGCAGCAGGTGCCGATCGGCGGCTCGTTCGTGCGGCCCAGTTCCGGCACCATCGCCAGGCCTCCGGCCACCGGCGGGTTCGGGTCGACGAAGGTGAGCGTGGGCGGGTGAGCAACCGGGTCAAGCCGAGCGCCCTGTTTCCGGCACAGTCCGAGTTCCCCGAATCGAAGAAGATGGTCGACAACTCGGACGGCAACATGGCCATCTACGAGTTCTTCGAGTACTTGGTACGCCGGGGCTACGTGCTGGCTCGGATCGACCCTGCCACCGGGCACTACCAGCCCACCAAGTTTCCCGGCACGGTGGAACACGAGGTGCTGCTGTTCCGTGGCGTCGACAGGCTGGCCTACGCCGTCGAGAACAACAGGCTGCGGGCTATGTATCCGCACCTGGCCGACAGGTACGGGCTGCCTGACCAGTACGAGCTGCCTGAGCCGGGGTTCGACGGGGCCACGGTCGCCGTTGTCCCGTCGGTGCCGGTGAAGGTGGTCGACGGCAGGGACCTGGACAAGATGATGTCTGTGATCGAGGTGTGGCGTTCGGGTGTAACCCGGTCGAGTTCGGCCGGGGCCTACCGGATGAAGCTGGCCAGGTCACGGCAGGTCTACCCGGAGATCACGCCGAAGCCGAAGATGTCCGGATCAGCAACCCTGTACCGGCTCGGTGACATGATCATCTGGGAGTCGGAGTATGACCGCAAGACGGGGCGGGCCAGGTCGGAAGCGATGCGGGCCGTTCGGAGCAGGGGCGTGAACCACTTCATCCCCGCCGCCCCGGAGCAGGCCAAGGTTCCTGCTGTCAGGGCTGACGAGGCCCTGGCGGTGCTGCTGGGCAAGATCCAGGGGAAGGAAGAGGAAAATGTTTAGGAAGAAGATCGAACTACCGAAGATCGTGACGCTGTCGAAGGAGGAGGAGCTGGGGCCGAAGCCCTGCGACCTGCCCAACGACGCGCCGCTGATCACGTTTCAGATCCTGCTGCGCCACAGCCTCCCGTCGATCATGGTGCAGGCCCACTTCCACGACTTCGGCACCGAGGCCAACTGCGACAAGCCCCGGTCGGGCAAGTGGACGCACTTCTATGTCAAGGACAGCGAGATCTGGACTGACGTCCGCAGGCATGTCGAGACCAAGTACACCGATGGCTCACGTGACCCGTTCAGGGCAACCGAGGTCCACCGGTGGCAGTGGGTCAAGCACGACAAGGTCAGGTCCGTGTTCTCGATCCGCACCGACGACGTGGTCATGGTCGTGGCCAAGGACAACGTGGCCCCGGTGACCGAGGAGACCCTGGCCTTGGAGCTGCGCGCGAAGCCAGAGCGCCCCACGCCGACGATGAGGCACGAGTACCAGTTCGAGGGCCTGCTGCCGAACTCGTTCATCGGACCTAGGGACATCGAGCTGTGATCAAGCTGGCGAGGATGATTAACGAGATCCGGCACTACTTCGGGATCAGGGGCAGGCACCGCAGCCTGGGCATGTCCACATCCGACTGGGTGGAGATGCTTCGGGTGTCCCGTGCGCACTGAGCTGGCCTTGGCGATCCTTAGCCTTGTCCTCAGCCTTGCGACATTCGGGTTGATGTTGACCCTTCTGTACCGCGAGAAGCACGACTACGCTATGCGTAGCGACCTGAACAAGCTCAACGACCACGTCACGGGAGAGTTGGGACGGTTGCAGTACAGCCTGTCGCAGCTCTACCGGTACACGGAGGCCGTTGATGCGCACACCGGAGCCAACGGACATCAGGTGCTCCGTCGGCGGGTGCCCCGAGACCACCCCGAGGCGTGAGTCAGACGACTACGCCAGGGCCAAAGGCTGGCACATCTGGCAGGGCACGGCACTGTGCCCCCGGCACGCGGGCAATGAGAAGCGTCAGACCGGGCCTGTAGTAATCGAAGGCGAACAGACACTCTTCTAAGGAGCTAACAATGGGCACTCCTAAGCGCAAGGTCGCGAACCTGTCCCGGTACGCCGAGGACATGAATAACCTGCGACAGGCGCGTGCGGATAAGAGGCAGATCGAGGCGTACATCGCCTCCCTGGAGAAGCGGCTGAAGAAGGCCGTGGGGGAGGCGGAGTCGGCCGAGATCGACGGGGTGGAGGTGTTCACCTACGCCAAGACCGGCTCGTACCGGTGGGCCGAGTTCGCGACGGAGAACAGCGCCATCGCGGACCAGTACAAGATCAAGCAGGAGGTGGAGGTCCTGGACAAGGAAGCCCTCCTGCGCGACCACGGTGGGCTGCTGGCCGCGTTCCAGACCCGCCAGTTCCTGGTGAAGTGATGGCCGACAAGAGATGGATGCTCATCCACGGCAGTGAAGATGGCGAGCCCATCTCCTGGCTGAACGAAGCGAATCTGGCTGACCTGCTGGACAACCCCGCCAACTGGGGCGTGGTCAACTTCGCAGACCCGGCCGGGCTGCCGAGCGACACGAACTACTGGCCCGACAAGGTGGGTGTGCTAATCAGGTACGAGGTCGTCATCCCCGTCCCGGCTGGGATCTACAAGCTGCCCGAGGAGAACTAGATGACCAAGGCCAAGGCCGCGACGAGCAGGCCCACGATCTACCTGACGAAGAAGGCCGACATCGGGCCGGGCCTGCGCCAGATCCGCACCAGCCAGGACCTGACCCAGCTCGACGTGGCTTCGGCGGCGCGCATGGACTCGACACACATGGGCTCCTACGAGCGCAACCACACCGTCCCCACGACGTGGAAGCTGCTCCAGATCCTCGGGGCGCACCGGTATGCCCTGGTGATGATCCCACTGGAGGAGTGCCCCGAGTGGGTCCGGTAGACGACGAGCCGGGCTGGCTCAAGGCCCTGTGGTGGGCCAGCATCCTGTTCCTGTGGGTGGGCGCGGCGATCGTGGTCCTGGCGTGCGTGTTCGGGCTCGTCCTCATCAACTGGTAGGTGGACATGGGTGAATCATTCGTAGTGTGCAAGACCAGGTTCTGGGAGCACAGTGAACTGGTGGGCCTGGCAGCATTCAGCGGTGTCATGTCGGTGGTCATGGCGATCATCGGTGTGGGTGGCCTGGCTGTCGGGGCTCGCATGGTCTGGCGTGGCATCCGTGGGCGTGATGGATTTGAGGTTGCCATGGGCGGCGCGGCCTCCATGATCGCCCTGATGTCCCTGGCGTTCCTGGTGATGCTCGGGCCGAAGGCCGCGTGCTATGTGGGATCACTCTAGAGACAAAAGATCACGTCCGTCCTAGGATGGGCGGTATGGTCAACAAGCCGAAGCAGAAGGGCAGCCGATCTCTCAGCCTGAGGGATCGGCTGTTCTCGCGTATAAGAACCACTGAATCGGGGTGCTGGGAATTCACCGGGTCTACCCACAGGACCCGTGGGTACGGAAGTATCGGCATCTCAACCGGCAAGACACGCGAGACTCATCGAGTTGCCTGGGAGCTGGAGCGGGGACCTATCCCCGATGGCCTCTTTGTCTGCCACGCCTGCGACAACCCGCCCTGCGTCAACGTTGACCACCTGTTTCTCGGGACACCAGCGGACAACGCCAGGGACATGGCCGCCAAGGGGAGGGGCCGAGGCGTCGAGGGAATGGCGAACCGTAATGCCCGCCTAACGCCAGACGAGGTGGAGCGGATCAGGGAGAGGCACATCAAGGGCATCCACCCTGCCCGCAAGTCGGGTGGATCTAGTACCGAACTGGCCAAAGAGTTCGGCATCACCCCCCAGTACGTGACTCAACTTTGCCGATCGGTGTGGAGGAAGCGTGGTTAACAAGCCCAAGGCCCGAGGAACGGCCGCCGAGAGTGCCGTGGTCAAGTACCTGAACGAGAACGGGTTTAGGTATGCCGAGCGCCTGGCCCTCCAGGGCGGTAAAGATCGTGGAGATATCACCGGCATCCCCGGTGTGGTCATCGAGGTGAAGGCTGTCCAGGAGTACGCGTTCAACCAGTGGCTGACCGAGGCCAGGGTGGAGCGGGACAACGCCGGTGCCGACTTCGGTCTGGTGGTGGCCAAGCCGAGGCTGGTGGGGACGACGAAGACGGGGCAGTGGTACGCGCTGATGTACGCGTTCGACTACCTGGCCCTGGTGTCACAGGCGTCGAAGAACTCGAAGAAGGACATCCCGGTCTGGAAGAAAGACATGTCGGGGAGTTCGATCTCCACCGTGATCGGCCGGGAACTCAAGCTCGCCCAGGCCCACGCCGCAGAAGCTGGCACATATCATTCATGCGTACTTATCACCCCAAAGGGGGTGAAGGACCCTAGCATGTACTACGTGGTAACCACTTTGGGGCAGATGTCCGGTCTGCTCGTAGACGCAGGGTACGGGAGGCGTGATGATCCACCTGGAGCATGAGCTTTACAAGGCCCGTGAGGTGGCAGAACTGCTGCGCCTGAACACCAAGACCCTGTACGGATGGATCAACAAGGGCCGGGTCAATGTCATCCGAACCCCCTCCGGCGGCATCCGCATCCCTCGTCTTGAGGTGATGCGCCTGGTCGCGCTACACGGTGATGTTGCTGGTGGGGAATGAGTTGACAGACATGTACCCCAAGAGGTAGGGTTCTTCTTGTCAGGCCGGGGAGCACGGAAAGCGGTCTGAGGGGTGGCGCTCACGAGCCACCTGGCCTGACACTCGGGTGGATGTCTCAAGGTGGGACTCCTGGTTTGGGACCAGGCAGTGTCGAGTTCGATTCTCGATCACCCGACGCAAAGCAACAACGGCGCGGGCTAGCTTAAGGGCAGAGCACTGGGCTCATAACCCAGGTGGTAAGGGTTCGAATCCCTTGCCCGCCACGCAGGAACCGGATAGGCCAAGTGCCTCTGCCCGACTTAGGGATTGGCGAAGCGAAGCCGGGGAACGAAGACCGAGGGACTGATCATCCCGAGGCTGGCCGGAGGGTAGCTCCCGACGGTAGCGGATAGGTGTAGGGCGGCACGGGGTCTACCAAGACCCAGGGGAAGGTTCGAGTCCTTCAATCTGCGCAAAGGCAAGGCGGCAATCGAAGAGGCAACTCCTCGGTGGCTGTGGGACGCACGCCGTCTTGCCCTCAAGCAGCACCGTTTGTTGACAACTGAACTCGGGCAGGGAACGTTCACGGTTCAACACACGACCCTGTGGTGTCCTGTCTCCGGCCGAAGAACGGTCTTGATCGCCTCGATGTACGCATGAGGCATTCGAGGAAGTAGCCGTCTCTGCGGTCCCTGCCCCGAAAGCATTGCAGCGCGCCAGTCCTAATGCTGGGGAGCTGGTTGCGCGCCCGGCTGTCTTGGCCCGAGCAGTCGAGGTCTGTTAAAGCGAGCGAACCCGTGGATTCCATCCCCACAGGTGCCGCGAGCAGGGAGGTAGGACTCCCATCGGGCCGCCAAACGTCCGGGAAGACGAAGAAGGAGAACTCGGTGAAGACGTACGTCAGCAAGAAGCAGGAGATCAAGGTCGTCGGCGAGTGGACCGGCGGTGAGGATGAGGTCACCCAGTGGCTGACCGACAACGGCTACACCTGGAAGATCCAGGTCGAGAGCGACAAGAGCCACGCCCAGCGACTGGAAGAGATGGCCGAGTGGTCCGACGCGGACAAGGCCGAGTACAGCGGCCTGCGCAAGCGCCTGACCATCCTCGGCGACGAGATCTACGCCCAGTGGTCCTGTGACATCGGTGGCTACGCGGTCCTGCGCAAGGGCGTCAAGGACCACGGCGAGGACGAGGCCAAGATGGTCCTCATGTTCTACGACGCCGACCGGATCAACGACGGCTTCGACGAAGTCGCCTAGCACCACCGGCCCTCCAGGGCCGCCCGGTTCCGTAGCTCAGCGGTAGAGCTGTCGACTCTTAATCGACCGGTCCTTGGTTCGAACCCAAGCGGAATCACGACCTCCCCAGGTCACGGCTGGCATGGCAGCCTACTGCGGTCTACGGCCGCGAAGTCCTTACCCCCGTGGGGACACCATGCAATGCTCCGGTAGCCCAATTGGCAGAGGCGTCGCCCTCAGATGGCGAAGGTTGGGGGTTCGAATCCCTCGCGGAGTACGGAAGCGGTGTACAGGAGTTTGGCGACTCACGCTGGCCTAGGGCTAATGAACCTGCATACAGGGTAAATGCCCGAATCCGGTGTCCGGCCGGTATGTCGACGTCGGCAGGGTTCGAATCCCACCACCGCTTTCGCAGGTCTCGGTGGCCCAAATGGCAGAGGCGTCAGCTTGAGGTGCTGGCTGTTGCAGGTTCGAATCCTGTTCGAGACACGGGCACTTATCCGCTGGGATGGGGCGTCATGGGCTGGCAGGCCCCATGGTCCACGTCTGCCGAATGGCCTGGTAGCTCAACGGTAGAGCACCACTTTGTCAAGGTGGGGAATGCGGGTTCGAATCCCGTCTGGGTCGCGGTGACAGGGGGAAGCTCTCGGGCGAGCAACCCGGCCCCCTGTCCCTCCATTCCGAGGTCGTCTAACTGGTAGGACGCGGTGCTCTGGACACCGTAATTGAGGTTCGAATCCTCACCTGGGAGCTGTGTCTAAAGCATTAAGGTGATGCGCCAGAACGTGGATCTGGAGAACGGGGATCGTTCCCCCGTAGACACCTACGAGAACTACGCGATCAAGGGGAGGAAGATCATGGAGTTCAACAAGTACCGCAAGACGGCCCTGACCGACATTGCCCAGTGGAACGGTGAGATCATCACCGACTCCGAGGGCATCGATCTCATCGCCCTCACCCCTGACCGTCCGCACGACGGCGAGGTCTACGACTACCTGCACAAGGCGTGGATTCCCCTCAACATCGGCGACTACATCGCCCGTGGGGCCAGGGGAGAGCACTACCCCATCGCGGCCTCGGTGATGGTAGACGGAGGCTACGAGCAGGTCTGAGCGTACGGAGGGTAGCGCCCAAGGTGGGCAAGCAGTCTTGAAAACTGTGCTAGCGGGCGAGAGTCCCTAGGGGTTCGATTCCTCTACCCTCCTCGGAAGATTGCCTGAGTGGTCGATAGGACCGGTTTGCTAAACCGGGGGGCGAAAGCCTCGGAGGTTCGAATCCTTCATCTTCCTCGCGATCATTGCGACGATTGGTTGGTGCAGAAGGATGCAAGGCCCTGGTCAGCGGGAACTGGCCAGGTATGGGACGGAAGGAACTGGTGTTCCAGGGGTGCTGTAACCACCTCGCTCCGGCATGGTGTGTTCGATCCACACCCGTCCCACGAGGCGCAGTCCACAGCTATCCCTGGACTGTCAACGCGGGCAACAAAGAGATAGTGAGCCCGCAATGTCCCCTGTCAGGTGGGCGAGCCCGGAACCTGACTAGACCGCGTTCAGTTCATATGGCTGGGGGCGGTCGAGGGCCTGTAGCTCTAACGGTAGAGCGCCACCTCGGCATGGTGGAGGATGGGGGTTCAAGTCCCTCCGGGTCCACGGTTCATGTAAAAGGACATGTAGCTCATCGGTAGAGCGCCCGCCCGACACGCGGGAGGCAGAAGGTTCGACACCTTCCCTGTCCACGCATGGCACGAATGGAGGCACGATGGCTTCGCAGCCTGGCCCGAGCTTAATCGGGAAGCCCGTCAGCCACGGGTGGGAGTGTCATGCACCAGGGCCTTTAGCTCAACTGGTAGAGCACCGGTGTCACATACCGGTGGTTGGGGGTTCGAATCCCTCAGGGCCTACTCCACCGGCGTTCACGGGTTGGTGTCCGTGCCGGTCTACCCCTGGGGTACCACTAGGGGTCGCGGGCCTCCTGGCTGGCTTACCAGGTGGACCAAACGAGTGCTCCACGACACCGAATGCACCGCCCGCACCAACCTCGCCTAGCTCACCGGTCAGAGCACTGAGCTGATAACTCAGGGGCACCAGGTTCGACTCCTGGGGTGAGGACGGGGTCATGCGCAGACCGACAGGTTCAAGTGGGCACCTGGCCGTTCAAATCGGCAGAAAAGCCCACCCCGTCTGCATAGCTCAGTAGGTAGAGCTACCGGCTGAAACCCGGTGCGCCCAGGTTCGACCCCTGGTGTAGACACGCAACGTCCCCCTAGCTCAGATGGTAGAGCGCCGTCCTTTTAAGTCGGTGGTCCTCGGTTCGAGCCCGAGGGGGGACACGTGACAATTGGACAGAAGTGGTGGTACTTCAGGTACAAGATCATGGGTAGGTGCAACCACAAGCACCACCGGTTCGGCTACCGAAACTGCTGGAGAGGCTGGGTGTACGGCGGTTACTGTGCCGAGCACAACCGCACCTGCTACGCAGAGTGCACGTCTTCATAGCTCAAGGGACAGAGCACCGCACTCCTAAGGCGGTGATCCGGGTTCGATTCCCGGTGGGGACACTCCCGGAGCCTTCAGCTCCAGACCCAGCCCGGCTGGAACCCGGCCTGATCGCCTCGTTAGCTCAATCTGGTAGAGCATCCGCCTTGTAAGCGGACGGTTGCGGGTTCGATTCCTGCACGAGGCTCGGAACGTGTCATACGTGCATGGGAAGGTACGAAACATGACGCTGCTGGAAAAGAAGAGGATCAACCACGTCGCCCTGGTCGTGGACGGGTCCAGCTCCATCAGGGACTACGGGCTCACCGGGCCGATCATGGACGTCCTTGACGGCCAGGTGGCATGGCTGGCGCAGCTCTCCAAGGACACCGGCGACGAGACCCGCGTGTCGATCTACATCTTCCACGAGACCACGGTCACCTGCGTGGCCTTCGACACCGACGTCCTGCGCCTGCCCAGCCTGCGAGGCCACTACCGGCCCAGCGGCGGAACACCGCTGCTGTCGGGCATCACCCAGGCCATCGGGGACCTGAGGAAGACCGCGACCATGTACGGCGACCACGCCTTCCTGGTGTTCGCGTTGACCGATGGCGAGGAGAACACTTCGCACCGGGCTACCCCGGCGACCAATCCGAACCTGATGCGCATCCTGCTTGCCACCCTGGGAGCAGAGTGGACCGTCGGCGTGCTGGTCCCGAACTTCCAGTCCAAGATCAGGGTGCAGGGCTTCGGGTTCGAGCCTGGCAACATCGCCGTGTGGAATACGAGCGCGGCCGGTGTCGCTGAGGTCGGTGAGGAGATCAAGGCCGCGACGTCGTCCTACTTCACGGGCCGTGCCGCCGGTGTCCGGGGAACCAACACCTTGTTCGCCCAGAACGTCAGCGCTGCCCAGGTGGCCTCGTCGGGCCTGGCTCCCGTCGACCCGGCGAACTTCATGATCGTGCCGGTGGCCCTGGCGTCCACATCCACACTGCCGGTGGTGATCCCGAACAAGTCGATCACGAAGAAGAACCCGAACGGCATCAAGCACGTCGAGATCATGCCGTTCATCGAGGAGACGGGCCGCCGCTACGTCGCCGGGTCCACCTTCTACGAGCTGGTCAAGTCGGAGAAGTTCGACCCGCACAAGGAGGTCGTCCTGATCCACCGGCAGACCAAGCAGGTCTACAAGGGCGAGCAGTGCAAGAAGCTGCTGGGCCTCGGGTCCACCAGCACCCGCGTGCGCCCGCAGCCGGTCAAGGGTGGGGACTACGACGTGTTCATCCAGTCGACGTCGGTGAACCGGCACCTGCCCATCGGCTCCCGCGTCCTGATCTTCAAGTAGTTCTCCATCTTCGAGTTGCGCATGTAGCGCGGCACTGCTAGGGTTATCTCCAGTAGCAGATCTACCCGAAGAGGTTCGATGGGTAAAGCGATCATCTACGCCGTGATGGGCCTGATCACGATCGGGCTCCTCGTCGGCTTCGGAGTGGCCCTCAAGCTGCTCCTGGTCATGTTCCTGGGACGGAAGAAGAAGAAGGAGACACGTGAACCGCTCGCGCACAGCCCAGGTTGCCCTTGCAGCCTGTGTCGGCCTGGTGGCCCTGACCGGATGCACCAGCACCACTGACCCGGACCAGGTCGGCCTGTACTACATGCAGGGCAGCTCGGACGGCAACCAGTTCGGGCACTGCACCAAGCCCGGCCAGACCGACGACTACGAGTGGAACAACCAGATCATCTACCTCCCCACCTCCCTGCGGACGTGGACGATCAACAACGTGGACGGCTCGGACAGCAAGGACGCGATCCAGGTCTCCACGAAGCCGCAGAAGGACCAGCCCTCCGGTGTGCCGGTGAAGGTCTGGAGCCAGACCAAGTTCTACCTGAACACCTTCTGTGATGACGACGGCGGCGTGGTCAAGGAGTTCTGGGAGAAGGTCGGCCGCCGCTACGGCGCGGACACACCTGACGGCTGGACCCGGATGCTCAACGACCTGCTCGTCCCGGCCCTCCAGAAGGTCACCAGGGACGTCATCCGCACCTATGAGGCTGACCACCTGGTCGGCAACGTGGACGCGGTGCAGACGCAGGCTCAGCAGGCCATCGCCACGTCGTTCGCATCCGAACTGAACCGGCTCGCGGGAGGAAACTACTTCTGCGGTCCGAGCTTCAGCCGGGCCAAGGCCGACTGCCCCGCCGTCGAGTTCGCGATCCTGGACATCGACTACGCCGACCCTGGCATCCAGGAGGCCCGCAACGCCAAGCAGAAGGCCGTGGAGCAGGCCGCTGCGGTCCTGGCCCAGGCTCAGGGCGAGGCGGCCAAGCTGGAGGCTGAGGCCAAGGGCAAGGCCAACGCGGCTGCCGAGCTGGCCCGGCTGTACGCGACCCCGGCATGGGTACAGCTCCAGATTGAGATCACCAGGGCCAACGCGCTGGTGGAGGCGTGCAAGGTCGCCAAGGAGTGCACGATCGTGGTGGGGGCTGACGGCTCCCTCATCATGAAGTAGTATCACGACAGGCCGGTCCCCGCCTCCACGGGGAAGTCTCACCGGGGTACGCCGGGGGCCTGACGTGCCAGCAGGGGTGTCGCCCGGAACAGCGGCACTTAAACGACTGTGAGATCAGCGCCCTGCATCTTTCTCCTATAGCTCAGCGGTAGTAGCGGCGCACTGTTAATGCGCAGGTCCCTGGTTCGAGCCCAGGTGGGAGAGCGTGACAACACCAGAACAGTCCGCAGTCATGGAGGCTGCTTTGTTTCCTCTAGGGCGCAACCCGGCCAACATCATGATCAGCGAGATCTCGATCGGCAACCGGGCACTCAACGTGTTCCGCAAGTACGGCATCCAGACCGTCGCGGACCTGATCCTGAACGAGCCTAATGACCTGACCGACCTGCGAGGGTTCGGGCCGGGCTGCCTGGCCGAGACCATCACTGCCCTGCGTGAGATCGGTTTCGAGTTGAAGCCGATCGATTATGCGGCTCGACGTTGACACTGTAGCTCCTGCGGTATATGTTGGACACGTCGAGGAGAACTCCAAGACGTAGAACTACAAGATCCCTTGGGAAGGGGAACTGAAGACATGCCCATGGCAACCCACAGCAAGCTGCCCGGTATCGAGGTCTACCTGCTGGAGATCACGCCCGAAGTGGCGGCAGAACTCCTCGCCCTCAACACCAAGGGCCAGCGGACCATCAGCCACGACGCCGTTGAGCGCTACGCCACCGACATGGTCACCATGGACTGGCTGTTCAACGGTGCCGCCATCCTGATCTCCAACACCAACGAACTGCTCGACGGCCAGCACCGCCTGTCGGCAATCATCGAGTCCGGCGAAAGCCAGGTCGTCCTCATCGTCCGGGGCATCGACCCCAAGGCCATGACGACCATCGACGCCGGACGTAAGCGGTCCTACGCCGACAGTCTCAAGATCCGGGGCTTCGCCAACCACACCGCCGTCGCGGCCATCAACGCCCGCATCTGGTACTGGTTCCACGGCAACTACGGCACCCGAGGCGTCGCCCGCGTCGGAGACCCGAAGTACCTGTCGTCCACACCGTCCAACGCCCAGAAGGACTTCTGGATGACGAAGGTCGAGGACGCGTACGAGATCAAGATCGCCCAGGCGGCCACGTTCGCGAACCGGGCCTACGGCCTGCGCCGGGGCATCTCCACCGGCACCTACGGCCTGGCCTGGGTCATCCTGTCCGGCGTTGACAAGGACCTGCGTGAGCAGTTCTTCCACGAGCTGCTGATCGAGTCCGAGTCGCCGAAGTCCGGCTACCCCATCACGGCCCTGACCAACCGGCTCCAGCGGCTGCGCCCCCGTGAGGAGTTCAGCCCCGTCGACCAGCTCGACGCGCTGTTCACGACCTACAACTTCTGGGTGGCAGGCAAGGAGCTGACGACCCTGACCCCGCCGCGCCCGGTCCGCTTCGACAAGCTGGAGCTGCCGGAGGGCTACAACGAGCTGGAGGTTCCCGCCGCATGAGCACCGACACCACCGAGACCGAGAAGGCCAAGCCGGTCCCCCCGCCCACCGAGTGGGTCCTGACCAGTGAGGACGACTTCCGGGGCGCGCTGCCGAAGATGATGAAGTACCGGGGGCTGATCATGCAGCACCTGGCGGCGAAGATGGCCGGGCGCAACCTGTTCAGCGCGTTCATCCGGGGCAGCCAGAAGCACATCCGGGCCGACTCGTTCTTCGACGCCATCCTGGCGATGGAGCTGGAGGTCGTGGTCCGGCCCCCGCAGACGAAGAAGGGTCAGCGGCGCATCGAGGGCCTGAGGGCTGAGGCCCTGGCGCACCGGGCGAAGGTTGCCCGCGAGCTGGCCGAGACCCTGGCTGAGCAGGCCGAGGAAGCTCAGATCGTGGCTGACGAGGCGCTGGCCGCCGAGGCTACCCCGCAGTCCTGACCGACGACGAGGCCCCCTGGGATCACCTAGGGGGCCTTCGTCATGCCTGCTTCATGTCGCTGTGGTCGATCATCTGGTCCGGGTCCAGGGGCCTAGAGCGCCCATCGGACGCGCGTGGCCTGGTCGAACGGGTGTCGGGCGGCTTCTCGACCGCAATGAGCTTCACGTCCTTCACCTTGATCCCGCACTTGGTCAGGATGCCAGCGACAGGGTAGACGACTTCTTTCTTGATCTTCCACTGGTCGTGTCCGGTGACAGTCATCCGCATCAGCATGTCCTCACCGTCGGCCAGGGTGTCGACCTTCAGGACGTGCTTGTTGTGGGCGACTACCCTCTTGGCTGCTTCAGACATGGCGACGGCCAGGCTGAGCATGTCACCGGGCGGCGTGAACCGGTAGACGTATACCCGAGTAACCCCCGGCATCAGATCATGGCTCCTCGTTGACTACAGCGTGTTTTGCCTGGTGGGGTGGTCGGATGTCTTTGGCGTACATGACAGTCCCAGCCTGAAGACCGGCCACGACCAGGACGAACAGGCCCACGTACCGGCTGTCCCACAGCTCAAGCAGGACGGTGCCGCCGGAGATGACCTGGAGCCCGGCGAGGATGGAGGTCCACAGCCTCATGGCTACTTCACCACTGCGACGATGATGCCGACGATGAGGGACAGGGCAGCCGCGACGACGGAGAAGTAGAACTGGTTGCGGACCGTGGTCTTGTCCTTACGGTCGTTGTCCCTGTCGACCTCAAGCCGGGCGACGCGGCCTTCGACCACGGTGTGCCTGGCATCCAAGTTCTGGTGCTCCACCACGTGCACATCCTTACGAACCATGGCGCTCATCTGTAGACGGAACTCGTCACGGAAGTCGCGCAAAGTCCTGCTCACCTCTCGCAGCGTGGGCACATCATCATCTTCGTAAGGAGCCATCGTCATGCCACCAATGATCTGACGTAAAGTTAACTAAAGCAACGAAAAGCCACCAAAGTCCATCAATGCGGACGAAACATCAAACTCTAGTACGTTGCCGTAAAGGCTGGTCGGGAAGGGTCCGACGACAGCGAAGGCAGCATTGGCGGCGATGGTGATCACAATCGGCGGGGGCACCGAGAAGTCGATGGACTCGACGATGATCGTCTCGATCGCCTGCGATGCCCCCGACGAAGACGACACGACCAGGACCGTGGCCCCGTCGTTGAACATCCGCATACCGTTGGCGACGTCGCCGTTGACAGCCTGAGCTGCCGTAAACGATGAGGCCGACAGACGCGACACGCGCTTGACGGGAACCTCGACCCTGGCCATGACCACTCCCTACCTTGTCCGCAGAGCCAGGGCCGTCTTCGGCCCCACCACACCGTCAATATCATCAGGTGTGAAGCGGGACTGGAATAGACGAACCGCCGAATCTGTTGCAGGCCCGAATTCACCATCCAGGGACAGCGAATAGCCGTGCCCGTTCAGGTATGCCTGGAGCTGGCGGACGTTCGTGCCCTCCATACCGGCCTTCAGCAGCGGCCACGTGAACGCGGAGCTGACCGGACGCCAGTCGGTCTTGTCGGCCTCGGCGGCCTTCGTGTGCTGGATCGAGGTGTGGATGTGGCCGGTGTGCGGGTTCGACCCGGTGTAGCTGGCAGGCTTCATCCGCCGGTCCACATGGTAGATCTTCCGGTTGTGGATCACATACCGGACCGATGGGTGAAGCAGGGCAGCGGCCAGCACCGTCGGGACGTGGACGCCGTCCTTGTCGATGTCCAGGGCGCGCACGACACCTGAGGCGGCAGGGTTGTGATCCGACGTGCGGGACTGGTGGGCAGAGTCCCCGATCCAGCCATCAGATGACTTGTCCCGGCCCGGCCAGCGCGTGTTGATCGAGGTGCGGAGGCGGGCCAGTGAAGGGGCCAGGTACGGGCTAGACATCGTCGCCCCCCATGTCCCCACCGATCAGGGTCTCGGGGTCGTCGTCCTCCGGCCAACGGGTGATCTCACCCTCGAACGTGTCCGTTTCGGTCATGTATGTCATCTTACGACCGAAACGTCTCACGGGCTACGAAGTGTGCGGGAAGGCTGACCAGACCACGCCGACATTCGTCCACGTCGAAGCGGCACCAGCGGTGAACACGAACAGCGTGAATGATGCTGGCATGATGTTGATCGCCCTGGACTGCCAGTTCGCCGTCGCGCCGACACCGGAGTTGATGTTGGTATGGACTGACAGGTTCGTTCCCGCAGGGTAGGGCTGGGCGAAGTTGACCACGACGGTGAAGCTGGTCAGGGTCGTGAACGACACTGAGAGCTGACCAGCCTGGTAGCCCATCGGCGAGGTACCCGAGGTGGGTAGTACCAGCCACGACGCAGGGTCCGACCCCGACGCGTTCGACTGGCCCACCAGTGCCACGGTGTCGCCCAGGGCGTACGTGTGACCCTGCACGTAGCCGACGTCATCGAACACGACTCCCTGCACCGACACGGTCACCGGGTTCACCGAGGCGATCCGCCCGATCCGCACCGTTGCGGGCTGACCCGGCGCTGCGGCGATCTGCTGGGTCAGGGAAGCCATCAGGCGACCCGCCAGGCCCGCAGGTAGGAGCCGTTGCGGATGGTCGTCTGGGTGGCGTCGAGGTTCTGCTGGGCGAACTGGAGCTGGAGGTTCCCAGCCGCCGTCGTCACGATGTAGCCCTCGATCTTGGCGAAGATGATCGTGCCGACACCAATGCCGCCCAACTGTGTCGACGTGCCCGAGGCGTTCACCGTCGCATTGCGCATGTCGCCTTCGGCGGTGGTGGCTGATGTGGCCAGGCCGACCAGGGACCAGCGCATCGCCGAGAACGTCGGGGTGGTGAAAGCGAACTTGATGTCGGCTGTAGATGACGAGTCGTAGAAGATCCCGGCCTCCCACATGTACGTGGCACCAGTGTCGATAGCCCCGAACAGGACAGGCTCGTTCTGTAGAGCCACGTTGTTGTTGACCGCACCCGAGCCGGGTGTGCCGTCTGCGGTGCGCCGGACCATGAAGTGGTCGATCCGGGCCGCTAGGGACACGTACGCGGACCCGTTGTACACGTCGTACCGGTTCTCGGTCGCCAGGCCCGTCAGGTCGCCCTCAACGGGCGCGGTGTGCCGGGCGGTCCTGTCGGCGACGTTGGTGTACTTGAGCACCAGGCGCGTCTCGACATCGGCCAGCATGTCCAGGAACGCTGTCGGGTTGTCGGCCAGATCCGTACCCACCGGGTAAGTGATCTGCTGGTCAGGAGTGTTAGCAGACACGTCTTCTCCTAGAGGTCACAGATGAAGGACATTGACAGCGAGCCGGAGTTCATGACCTGCGGTCCACCGGTGCCGTTCCACAGGTACTGGCCACGGATGACGTCACCGGCCTGGCACACCAGCACCCCGTAGATGCTGTTGGCGGTGAAGAACGCGTCGGCTGTGCTGTAGATGAATTTGCGCCCGATGTTCGCGGTGCCGTTCTGGGTGATGGTCATCCTGTACCGGGTCCAGGTCGTGAACGTGGTGATCGTGCCGACCATGAACTGTGCCCAGTAAACGCCAGGAGTCACCACGGTGATAGCGGCATTGTCGGCACCGAGATCGACCATCGTGTCGTTGTCGAACACCTCGGTGCTGAACTGGACATTGGTGGCGACGCCGACAGCGAACGTGTTCAGTCCTGACCCACGGTCAATGCGCGCATTGGGCCTATTGGCAACGAAGTCTGCATTCGCGTTCACCGTCACCAGGGCCGCGTCCAACGCGTCACTGAACTCGCAGAAGATCGCCGGGTCGATCGTCTCCCCAGCACACGGGTAAGGCAGGGAGAAGTTCGGAGTCACACCGGGCATCAGGCACCACCGATGATCGTGTTGTCGCCGATGTACACGGCCCAGAAAGTGAGGCCGCCGATGGGGATGGTGATGTTGCCCGCGTCGTCCTCGAAGATGCTCACGTCGAAGCCGACCGGCACCCCTTCCAGACCCGTGAAAGTCGTGAGGGTCAAAGGCACATGGAAACCCGTCTGAAGGTTCTCCCCACCGGACAGGGTCTCCTCTGAGAAGTCCTGCGCACCGAGGGCTTCGACATACCCTGAGCTGCCGAACAGGACCGGGTCGATGGACAGCCACCGGTACGTGCCATTCGTGGCACCCTGGTTCATGGCGACTGTGCCCCCGACGGCATACAGGCCACCCGCGACCGCGCCGGGAAAGTTGAACCGGAACGGGTCGATCAGCGAACCGGCGGTCCCAGTCGACGGGGGGTTGACCGGATCATTCCAGAACAGGTTCGTCACGGTCGGGACGGTTGTGTTCCACGAACCGCTTGCGCTGACCATGGCCACCGTGTTGCGCCAAACCCCGGCGTAGCGGTTGCGGAACGAGTCAAGCTCCATCTGCTTCTCGAACAGGGTCGCGTCAAGCTGCTCCGCGAGGCACTGAAGGTACAGCGCGTAGGCGGCGTAGTCCGTACCGGAAAGGCACGGCAGGTTGTACACCGGAGTGAATTCCATCAGAGATCACACACCCAGTAGACGGTCATTCGGGCTGCGTGCAGGGGGACCTCCGCCACTTCGAAGGCCAGCGAGAACGGTGCACTGACGCCCAGCGTCCACGGGTAGATCTGCTGCGCCGTCGAATAGATCGGCTCACCCGATACGGCCGAGATCTCCGGTGTCGCATGGGTGTACGTGTCCGTACCGTTCTGGATGAAAGTCTTGTGCTCGAACCCTTCGGTCGGCACAGCCGGATTGATGGAACTGATGTATCCGAACGTCATGTACACGCCACTGCGCCGAGGTGTCACCGTCAGCGGTGAGATGTCCAGGTTCACCATTCCGTCGGTGTCGAATTCGACCGTGTCCCAGACGACCTGGTTAGGGAACGCCTCGTTGTTCGCGGTACCCGTGACCGAAGCCAGTGGAATGGCCGTGAACGTGCGCGACAGCAACGAATCAACCTGAACGAGCTGGGCTTCCACCAGGTCCACCAGGTCGCACCACACCGTCGATGGATCGCAGGTCGTGCCCGTGTTCAGGCATGGGCTGTCCGTGCCCTCCAGGCAGGGCAGGCAGTACGTGGCGGAATAGGCGACCATCTACAGTGCCCCCCGGATCGGGTCGGGAACCAGTGACCGGCCCCGGACGCGCATCATCCCCGACATGTCGAGAGGAATCTGGTAACTGGCCACAACCTGGATGATATCGGACTTTCCGCGTACGTTCAGGCTGACAACGTCGCCAAGCTCCAGGGCCGCGTCGGGCACCATGTCCCAGTCCCACGCGTCGAACAGGGCCGTCATGCGACGCAGGTAGCTGTTCGCGGCGGCCTGGGCCGATCCCTGGATCGCCGGGGTCTGGAGGCGAAGGAGCTGGGACCGGATGCCGAAGTTGCCGCCGACGTAGGTGATCGACGCCGGGTTCGCGTTCACGGCCGTGGCATAGACCGGCTCGTCGCCGTTGAGCCTTTCGCCGGTGACGGTGAGGACGTTGTACACATCCTCACGACTACGGCTGGCCGATGAGGTGATCACGGACCCCCCGTCGCCGTCGGCGTAGGTGACCACCGGTGGGGAGGCGACAGTCCACGGGTACTGGCGCAGCGTGAATACCCCGCTGGCCAGCGGGTACCAGAACGCGGACACGGAAGTGGCCAGCTCGTCCAGGGCCTGGCCACGGTCGAGCTGCCACGTCAGCGGCCGGACCAGGATGTCTTCGATGTCGAAGGTGTCGAACGTCGCCTGGGGGAAACCGTCGGAGATGAGCCTGCGGACCTCGGATGTGACCATCGTCCCGGCCTGCGAGTTCTGCGGGTTGCGGAACCTGTTCTCCACGACGTCGGCAGCGAAGTCGGCCGCGTAGATCGTGCAGGTCCCGTCGGTGCCCAGCGCTGCTTCCTGAATCCTGCCGACGAACACGACCCACCGGAACCTGTGCCCGTCGGCGAACTCGATGCCCCGCCAGGCACGGATCATGTTGCCGTACGGGGCCAGCAGGTCCGTCTCGACATACGGGTACCTGTCCTCGGTGAACGTCAACCGGCACGTCCGGGCCACCCGTGACGTCAAGGTCGCGCTCACCGACCCGGCCAGGTACACCAGGTCCGACTCGATGATCTGCTGCTGGCCGTCCAACACCTCCACCAGGAAGTACGGCCGGTGGGACGAGGTGAGCCCGGAGCGGTACATCGGGTCGAGTCCGCCTGCCAGCATCAGTCACCCACTTCCAGGTCGTACCAGGTGCGGGTGCCGTCGTCGACCGCGTTCCAGTCGGCGAACTCAGCTTCGACGTCGTCCCAGGTCCGGTAGCCGGACACGCCACCAGTCGGGCGTCCACGGATCAGGTCTTCCCAGGTGTTGCCGTCTGCGGCCAGCTCGTCGAAGGTGAAGTCGCACAGGTCGTCGACCTGGCTGCCGCACACGCCTGACTGCGGTCCGGCTGGCCGGTCCACGGCGACGTGGGGCATCTGGGCGATCCGGACCTGGAACTTGTGGTCGGTCAGCCCCCTGTCGATCCCCACCGTCCCGATGTCCATGTACCTGTCGGGGATGCCGTACTGGGGTGGACCCTGGAGCAGGATCGGTGAGCCGGGCTCGGTGAGCCGGAGCAGGTTGTCCCGGTCGGTGAACGTCCGGGCGACGACGGTCAGGTTCGAGGCGACGTCGCGGCGCTGCCGGGTCAGGGCGATGGGCCGCCTGGCGTTGGTCGGGTTGACGGTCAGCGCGTTCGAGTTGTAGGTCTCGGTGTCCATGCTGGCGAAGAACACGCCGGTGCCTGGGGCGCAGTACTGGCCTGTGGTCCGGTGGGAGGCCAGTGTCGACTGGTCGAAGCACAGTGGCATGTAGATGTCGTGGCAGGGGCGCATGGGGTCTTTGAGCCGGAACGCGCCGTTGGATGGCATGGTGGACGCTTCGGTTTCGGCGGTGACCGGCGCGCAGGGCGCGCAGGGGTCAGGATCGGGAATGCAGGGTGCGGTGTCCGATTCGGTGATGTAGTACACCGACCGGTCCAGTGGGACTTCGGTGTCCCAGAAGATCGCATGTCCGCAGGACAGCAGGATCTGGTCGCCGTCGAAGCAGATGTAGGGACGCAGGGGTGTGCATTCGCCTGTCTCGACGTCGACCCGCAGGACCCTGGCGTGGGTTGCGGCTGGGGTGTCGGCCCAGTTGATCTCGACACGGTTGTAGGCCCGTGGCACGTCAGGGAATACGGTGATGGTGGGCATCAGATCTCCCTGCCGCCGTGGGCGAGGCTGCGTGCCGTGAGGACCATGCGCTGGTCAACCCGGTCGTCGATGTAGGTGTCGATCTGGTCGTTGCCGATGTACACGTTGACGCTGGTGCTGGCCATCCTGTCCAGACCCGATTCGGCCATGAGCTGCTGGGCGCGGGCCGGGTTGTTCAGGGGGATGATCGCCTCGGGTCCGGCCTCGCCGACCAGGCCCAGGGTGGGGCTGGTGACGATGTCGCCTTTGGCGTACGCCTTGACACCTGCTGCGGCCCCCTGGACAGCGACACTGCCCAGCTTGTTCGCGAGTGTGGATGCCAGGGCGATGGCCTGCAGAAGGCCCTGGATGGTGCCCTGGGTGACACCGGAGGGCTTCGGTGGCGGGATGCGCAGCATCGCCCCGATCAGCTCTTCGGTCTTCGACTCGGACAGGCCCATCTGCTTGGCCAGGTTGTAGATCGACTCGCGCTGCTTCTCGAATGCGGCCTGGGCCGAGTCGACGTCGCCGGTCAGGTCGATCTGGGTCTGGCGGGTGGTGATGGCGATCTGGGCCAGCTTCAGGAGCTGCTCGGAGTTCTTACGCCCGGCCTCGCCGGTGATGTCGAGGCTTCGGCCGTTCTTGAGCACCGACTCGGTCAGGCCGTCGAGGGCGCGTTCGAAGTCGATCTCGTTCTGTTCGGTCTGGAACAGCAGGCTGGTGAGTTCGGCCAGGAGGCGGTTGGTCTCTTCGATGGCCTTGGCCTGGCCTTCCAGGGGCACGATGGTGCCGTCGATGGCCCCGCCGAACTTGCCCGCCTCCTCGGTGGCGATGCCGAACTCGTTGGCGAAGTCGTTGATCTCCTCACCGTAGGGTTCGATCAGGCCGAGCAGCTCAAGGATGTCGCGGAAGACGCCATAGAAAGCCAGGCCGACAGTGACCAGACCCTCGAAGACGATGATCAGGTCCCTGACGAAAAGAAGCAGGTCGTATAGGGCCTCTGGTGCCCCTTCCATCGACAGGATGACATCGAAGAAGTCGCCTGCGGCCTCACCGATCAGGCGCAGTCCGACCTGGAGTGGGGCGAGGAACCTGTCGATGTTGGCGAAGCCGCCCGCGAACTGGGGGATGAACTCCTCAACGAACCCGAGCAGCGCATCGGTGATCGGGATGATCGTGTCCGCGACCTTGTCGAAGATCCCCCCGAACTTCGGTCCCAGAAGATCTAGTCGCGCCTCAAGCATGCCGAGGGCGTTGATGAACGGCCGGATGAGGACTTCGGCATTGTCCAGGAGGTTGTTGCGAATACGGTCGAATGTGGCCAGGGCCGCATCCTGGACTTCGACGAACTGGGCGGCCAGCAGGGCACCGATGCCGAGACCTCCGGCCAGCGACAGGCCCGCCGTGATGGCTGCGGCGATGGCCGAACCCAGGGCGACGGCGACGGGCAGCGCGGCGACCAGGACCCCGCCCAGGATTACCTTGAGTTCGGCTGGCAGTCCGGACAGGCCGTCGTCGATGGTGTCTACGAGCCCCTTGGCGAGGTCGAAGAAGATGTTGCCGGACAGGGCGTCGCCGAAGGCTTTATCGACGGACTTCTTGAGGGTGCCCTTCTCCTTGTCGACACCCTTTGCTGTCTCTTTGACCAGGGTCTCGCCGGTGCGCTGGGCTCCGACCTTGACGGCCTTCTCCGACGCGGAGATGATCTTGTCCAGCTCGGAGGCCAGCTCACGCGCGAACGGCTTGGTGTCCGCGTGAACTTCGATGAAAGCCTTACCGAGCGCCATGTCCTCATCTTAGAGGCTATGTCCGGTTTTCCTACTTCATGACCGCATTCATCGCAGCCAGGAATGCGGCCTCCTCCTCGTCGAAGTCGATCTCCCTCTTGAGGCCCTTCGGTGGACGTTCGACCTCGGAGATCCAGCTCGCCCGCTTCTTCGGATCGATGTGGTCCATGATCTTGCTCCACACCTCGTCAAGCCACCCGGCCAGCGACATGCCCGCAGCATGGTTCACATGCACGATCGACCAGGCCGTGGCCGCCGACCGAATCACGTTCAGGACCACCCACCAGTCCCGGTCCCCGGCCGCGCCCAGGGCTTCCATCCCCACCATGCCGACCTCGTCATCGCTGACCAGTCCCTCCCACAGGGCATCTTCGACAGCTTCGACGGCCTCAGGACCGGCCAATGCCGGGAAGATCTCATACAGGTCAGGACGTGGGCCGTCGATCAGCGCGACCCATTCGACCGCGTCCATGGCCGGGATGGTGTAGGTCCGGCCGAGGAAGTCGACCTGGATGGGGCATGGGCGCAGGTGGGCGAGGATGTCACTTACGCTGGACACGTGCGCCGGTGACCTTCTTGGCCTTGGCGATTGCCTTGTCCTCGGACTTCTCCGCGTTCTCGCGGACCTTGGTCAGGATGGCTGTGACCAGGGCGGTGTGGTCCAGTTTGCCCTCGACGTACAGATCCTCGACAGCCTCGCGGTCACCTTCGACGATCATCTGCTCAAGCAGGTCACCGATGCGGCCGATCTGCTTGACCCAGAAGTCGCTGGGTGCGTCGTCCGCGCCGCGCTGGGTGGACCGGGCGATCCGCACCATCTGCTCGACCTGGCCCTGGGTCGGCGGGATGAACTGGATCACCCGGCCAGCCAGGATGATCGTGTTGTCGGTCTCGACGGTGTCACTCATATGGGACATGTTAGCGGTAAATGATTACTTTGAAGCCATACTTGGGCGCTTCGGTAAGAAGTGCCTGAGCCAGGTACGGCTGGGGTGCGGTGCCCGGATGGTTCACCCGGCCCAACTGAACCCTCCTGCCGACCTTGCGCCAGTAGAAGTCCAGGTACGGGGCACGTTTAGGGGTGATGACACGGGCTGGCTGGCCTTCGTGGACGCTGCGTGCGTAGATCAGCTCGGAGCCGGACTCCCCGACGACCGACCAGCCTACGGTCCTCATTGACCAGTTGATGGACGCCTTGAGCCGTCCGGTGGAGTAGGAGCCGCCAGGGGCGTTGCGCCGTGCCCTGCGGTTGACCGCAGCCGTGCACGACCTGACCTCCTTGCGGGCCTGCGTCGTCGCGAACGCCTGAACGGCCCCAGGCTTAAACTGAAGCCTCGCCATTGCCAGCCTCCACCGGGATAGGGGCAGCGCCCTTTCGCCGCCTCACGGCCTTCTTAGCAGGCTTGGCGGCGAGCCTGGCTGTAGGCGGGTCAGCCAGTACCAGGAACCCGGCCTTGCGTGCCATCCTGCCCAGCACGCCAAGCTCCTCAGTCCGGTAGTACCGACCCTGCCGGAACTTGCCCGCCGTCTTAACCGCGTACCAGGTCGCCTTCGGGATCTTCATCTTCGCCCTCCTCATCGCCATTGCAGTTGACGCAGCACTTCACCGTCCCCACCTGTCCCACCCCGTCACGGTTGACCGAATACAGGGGGAACTCGCAAAGGGACGGCAGGCTGCAATCGTCACACCAGAGGCCCACGATCGGATTGGACGCCTCGATGTGGAAGTAGCCGAATACTGGAATCACTGGCAGCACTCCGAGTTGACGATCTGCACCGTGACCTGCCAGGTTCCCCCGGCACAGCCGCCCGTGGTCGGCAGGGGTGCCCACGAGCCGAGCGCGATGCTACCTGGGTCGTACTGGGCGAACAGGCAGCAGAACGCCTGACGCATCGCCTTCGCGTCCCGCATGACCAGGCCCTGGAGCGCGGTCCACTCCTCACAGGTGGGGATGGTGGAGATGTCCCCGGTCGGCGCGCAGCGCATGACACCCAGCTCGAACACGACACCCCAGCCCATCGGTCCGCACCCGTTCCACACGGTCAAGGTGTCGGGGGTGGGGAAGTCGGACGTGGAGCTGAAGATGTCGACGACCCGCAGCCAGGCCAGGCCGGAGCAGCACAGGTCCTGGAACTCGGAGGCGTCCATGGAGGCCAGCTCCCCGACGCGGAAGCAGCACTCCGACGGCCGGGTGCCCCCTTCGAGCATGGTGGGCAGGCCGTGCTCGGTGATCAAGGCGGCGCAGAAGCAGTCCAGCAGCTCCTGGGCCACCGGCTGGATCATGGTGTCGGTCACGGGGTGGTCACCTGTCGCACCGTCGGGAGGTCGGGGGACCAGACGCGCATGGGCCTGGCCAGGCCGTACGGGTTGTACGCCTTGATGATCATGTCCACCTCGGGGATGCCGGTGAACATGTTGTTGATCAGCTCATCGATGTTCTGGAAGGTCAACTGCACACCCTGCCTGGCCACCGTCGACAGCCTGCCCGGCAGGCGACACGACTGACCCGCGCACGCCTTGGCAAACTCGCAGGCCAGGGTCGCGGCGGCGTCCAGCAGCGCAGCAGGGACGGGCTCACCACGGGTGTACGTGACGACCAGGGTGTTGTCGTTGAACAGGCCCAGACCAGCATCGACGTCGTAGTTCTGGCACTCAGGCCACGCCAGCCCATCGGTCCGGACCAGCCACTTCGCGTCATCGACCCGGTAGGCCGACGGGTCGACCAGGAAGCCGTCCTGGATGACCGAAGTGACCGAGGCGACAGGGCCGGGCAGGTAGATCTGCTGGGACGGCTCACACGAGCAGCAGCCAGGCCCCGAGCCTGAACCGCATCCGCACCAGCAGTTGCGCCACTGGCCGTTGAAGATGTAGGGCAGCCAGGGGCTGAACAGGCCGTCGTTCCAGAAGTAGCCCAGGGTGGAGCTGTTGCAGTAGCGACCGCAGGGCCTGACCGTCTGGGGACAGTCGCCGAACTGCTTACCCGTGGCAGCCCAGAGGACAGTAGTGGCGAAGTTCAATGCGCGCTGCTGGGCTGCCGGGTCCAGGGTGTCCCAGCATTCGCAGCAGTCGTTGAAGACAATGTCCCAGGAACATGGACCAGTTGCCACGACTCACCTCCTTTGCGGCTTTGTCTGATTTACCATGATATGGCAAAGGAGGTCCCAAATGGCCCTGACGACCGTGACCCTGCACGGCCAGATCCTCGAACTCGACGGCCTGACCCCGGCCGTGGGGACGGTGACCTTCAAGACGCTGGTCGAGCTGAACGACATCGTGGACAACGTCACCTACGCGCCGAGCACGTTCGTGGCGACCTTGGACGTCAACGGCGAGTTCACCATCGTGCTCCCAGCAACCGACAACCCGGACATCACACCACTGAACTGGGTGTATCAGGCATTCGTGTCGACGGCGACCTGGCGGGAGACGATCTACTTCCAGCTCCCCTTCGCCCCCGGCGTGACCGAGTTCGCGGACCTGGAGCGTCTGGACTACGACCCGTGCGCCCAGACCACGGCAGGTACGCCGGAGCCCCCCGACAATCCGAACCTGTACGTGCTCAAAGCCGGGGACACCATGACCGGCAACCTGATCATCAACGCCAATCTTCAGGTCAGTGGGGACGCGAACGTCGATGGCAGCCTGACCGCTGAATACCAGGGCCTCAACGGCGACGTCATGCGCCTGCTGTCCACGGCCGTGTCCACCGGCCTGACCTCCGGTGGTCAGATCACCATCAACGCCAACCCGGCCCTGGTCGACATCTCCGCCGCAACCGGCTGGGTCGTCGACTACAACTCAACCGGCACACTCGGCCCGGCCAACCCGACGATCACCTACGTCACCTACCCAGGGCAGACCGGTATCGCGCCCCTACCGGGCCAGGTCACGTACTGGCTGATCAGCCCGGCTGGGACGATCATCAACCAGGCGACCCCGCCGACCAGGCCACAGACCCGGCAGAACATTTTTCTCGGTGCCACCGTCGCATTCGGCGGGATCGTCGTCGCCTTCCGCAACCTGCCGATGGTGCAGTCCCAGCCCGGTGCGCAGCTCGTCGACCTGATGACATCCCTGGGCGCTTTCAACGTGACGTCCACGGCCAATTCGATCAACCCGAACGGCGTCAACAGGATGATCAACACCAATGGTGGGGATCTGTTCATCCGGTCCTACGGCGTCAACTTCGGCACCTACCTCAACCCGCACATCACCACCCTGGCCGCACAGACCCCAGCAACATTCAGGTACGCCACAGCAACAGCCCTGATCCCCCCATTCGTCAACAACGTGGACGTCGCCAACTACGACCCGAACGGGCTCGGAGTCGTCACACCCATCGGTGGCGGAGCCAACACAACCACCATTCACCGGGTGTATGTCGCCGGTGCCCCAGCAGTCAACGAACAGATCATCATCCAGTACGGACAGTTCACATACGCCAGCATCTCAGCCGCCATCGACGCCATCGGCCGAGGAATCTTCACCGTGAACCCCCTGTTCACAGGTGCCCTGACCGGCTATATCATCGCCACCCGGACGGCAGTCGACCTATCCAACCCGGCCCAGGCCGTGTTCATCCACGCCGGTCGGTTCGCGGCCCCGTAAGGAGAATCGATGCCAAGCAATGAAGGCCACATTCACTGGAACGGCTTCCTCGACGTCACCAACGTCAACTACGCCGAACAGGACCTAGAGCTGGTCAAAGGAAGCGGTGACGACCCACTGGGAACCGTGCGTATCCGAGCCGCCGGAGAACAGGAGGATGGCCTGACCATCCCCACCATGGGCTGGGAGGCGATCCCAGGCACCAGCCCCACCTTGGAGGCCAGGGCTGATGCCGTCGATCAGGTTGGTCACATCCGCATCAGGGTCGCCTAAGCCCCATACTGTGCAAAGGACCCCAGGCCGCCACCTGGGGTCCGTTCTTGCCTGGGAACTATACGACGAAGACCGAAGTGGCGAACTGGGTCGCATCGGATGCGTCGACCACCGTCACCGTGTATGGGATGTTGCCCGCGTTCGGGTAGGTGTGAGCCAGGGCTGCGTTGCTCTCAGCCGCACCCAGGGTGCTGGTGCCGTCGCCCCAGAACACGTTCACGGTGCCAGCAGCGGCGACGTTGGCGTAGTTGAGGGTCACAGCCAGCGGGTTGGCACCGACGTTGGTGGCCATCGAGTTGATCGTCGGCTGGTTGGTCCGGGCCGGACACGTGTTCGCATCCTGACCCACCGCGACGTTCGAGTTGCCGACGTTGTAGGTGATGTGGGTACCGGCGACATACCCGGCGACCAGGTCCGTGCCACCACGGCGCAGGACCAGGGAACCGGCCCCGAACAGCTCCTCCGGGACACGGATCGACAGGTTCGGGGTCGTTGAGATGGTGCGGACGCCGAATCGGTTAACCGCAGACACCCAGCACAGGACGCTCTGGGCGACCTGCTGGAGCTGCGGGTAGGTCGAAACGGAGATGGTGAGACTTCCACCAGCCATTTCTGCTCCTCATGTTGGGTTGGCCCCAGGTTGCCCTGGGGCCGTTGCGGTTAAGCGACGACAAGATCCTCGATGTGGTACGCGGCCGAGGAGATGCCGCCTGGGTACAGGTCGATGTCGTAGGACCCGGCGATGCCGTACACGTGGGTGATCGGGCCGACGGTGAACTCCTCCAGCGGTGTCGCGTCGCCCCAGTCGAGGAACACGGGGAACGTCACACCCGACGGCAGGGTTGCCGTGACGGTCAGGACACCCGAGTCGACGGCTGCCAGGACCAGAGGCAGGGCGATGCAGCCACACGAGGCGACCGGCGGCGCGAGCGTCGTCCAGATCCACTCCTCGTGATCCAGGTCCCCGACGATCTGGTAGAACGGCAGCGGGTCGCCCAGGGTCGCGGCGAGAGCCGACTCCTGCACCGTGTACGGGCCGACGCCCCACGGTGAACCAGATCGGGTCCGGGCGGTCAGGATGAAGTCCGCAGCACCGTTCTCCAGGGTCAGGTCCCCGATGGTGCCCTCGATGACCCACGGGAACAGCAGGTAGCCGTAGCGGGTCTCGTTAGGCCCGCAGGCACCGCCTGTCGTCCGTGTCCACACCTCGATGGCGACGTTGACCAGGGCCGCTGAGCCCTCGGTGACCCGGAAGCCGATGACGTTCGGCTCAGTCGCGTCATCTTCCAGGACTTCCTCACCGGCAACGAGGTTGACCAGGTGGGGATCAACGTCGCACATCGTCATCGTGAGGTTGATCCACTTGAGGATCGGCGGGTCGGTCTCCTTGACGCAGAAGACACCGTCGCCGTTTTTCTTGAAGAAGTCCTCGCGGTCCTCGTACTCCCTGGCGATCTCGACGGTGATGGTGCCGTCGGTCACGACAGTGGAGCAATCACCCTCGACGGGAACGCCGCACTCATCAAGCCGTGTGGCCCGAAGGCGAGGCACCTTGAATGGGGTGGCGCAGATGGTTGCCATTAGTCACCTTCCTTCGGTGGGACAGACTTGCGTGGGCGGCCTGGGCGACGGCGCTGAACCTCCTCGGAAACGGCAGGCTCAGCCCCCTCTTCCTCACCGATTCCGCCATTGATGTAGCGCTCATACAGGTAGTCCGGGACGACGAACGTCAGGCCGTTGTCGGTATTCGTCCTCACGTCCTGAACGTCATCGGCCATGGCGAGTAGGGTCCGGGCAACCGAACCCTCCTCACCGTTCCTTGGGAAGATCACCGCCATGTCAGGCCACCACCAGAGTTGTTTCGGTAGCGAATGCGCCGCACTCGTAGGTGACGATGTACTCGCGCTCCCGGTAGCCGTTCCACTGGTTCGTCGAACGATTCAGTGACTCGGCGAAAGGTGAGTAGAAGACGTCCGACTCGGCGGTCCGGAAGATGGACACCTGGCCGGTGATGTAGATCCAGGCCGCACCGGCACCTGGGGCGACACCGGCAGGTGAGGTCCCCGAGTAGTTGCCGATCGACACGGCTGTCCCGGCAGGGGTTCGCCAGATACCGGCGGCGTCCTTCTCGATCAGGTGGTTGGCGGCCAGCCACGGACCCGCGAAGTACGGGACGTGAAGGACGCCGACCAGGCCGTAGGTCGAGTACAGGGCCTCTTCCAGCAGGGCGATGGCAGCCACCGGGTTGGCACTGGCAGCCAGGGCCGTGGCCAGCGGGGTCGAGTTCGCCAGGCTCGGGTTGAGCCCGCAGTCGCCGTTGGAGAACGCAAGCTCCACGGCGGCCTGCTCACCGGCTACGGCCTTCTCCCGCAGGAAGTTGCGGGTCCGCTCTTCGGTGAGGCCGACCATTCCGCAGGTCAGGTCGGTGACGATGACGAACGGGTCGCCGGTGACCACCACGAACTCGTCGTCGATGGTCTTGGTGCCGAGCGTGTCGATGCAGTTGGTTTCGAAGCAGTACGGCAGCCCGCAGACGTGTGTCTCGTAAAGGACACCGCCCTGACCAGCGTGGGCAGGCATTACCCCGCCCTCAACCATCGACCCCATCGCTGTGACGACCTTGAACAGGCCGTAGCTGGGGGTGAGGCTGCCGGGACGCCGGACGTACTCACGCATGTTGGGCAGAACAGCCACTCGTTACACCTCCTTCAAGGTCTTCGATAGAAGAAGGGGCCTGAGCCCAGGTAGGCCCAGGCCCCTTCGCCGTTGGGAGGGTTACGGAGTGATGTCCGTGCAGGCCACGGTCTGGAGGGCCGAGGTCGCACCCGATGGGCAGATGTTGGCCGTGTACACACGCGACAGAGGGCACATGCGCATCGGCTTGAAGCCGTCCTCCATGAAGAGCTGCGTCACGAGGTTCTGAGGCAGGTTCACGCTGTCGTAAATGGCCTCAAGGCGGATGACGTCGAGCCTGGCCAGGACCCATGTGCCCGCCGGGTAGGCGAGGAACTGGACCTGCTTCGGCGTAACGAGCGCCGGAAGCGTGGTGATCGGGGTGTCCGCACCAGGGCCGGTGACCACGCCGGAGAACGAATCCTGCCAATCGTAGACGAACTGGACACGGGCACCACGGATCGAGAACCATGACTGGATGGTGCCATCCGTCAGGCCCACGCCGTCGAAGCCGGTCCGGCGGCTGAAGTCCTGACGGAACAGCGGCATGACCCAGTGCGGCAGGACGATCTCGACGGTGGCCGACATCGGCAGGCGCAGGCGGTAGCGGATGTCCTCGATGGCCATCTCCACGACGCCCAGCAGGGAGCTGATCGCCGAGTTGTCGGTGGCCCACGGGTCGACTGTGGTCGGGTTGACCGCGACGGAACCGGCGACGATCTGGGCGATCACGGAACGGTTGATGAAGTGGGCGAAGGTCGCCAGGGCACCCCGGACGAAGGTCTCCACGAACTCCGGGTAGGCCCGGTTCTGGAGGATCGCACCGGTGAGGCACAGAACGGACACATCGAGACGATCGTCCACGAATGGGGGGCAGGGGATTTCGACACATGTCTTTGTGACATCCGCGATGACCTGCGCCTCAGTGAGGATGTTGAAGCCGGTGCCGGTACCGAAGATCGTGTCGAACTCGATGCCCTGGTTGTGCCGGATACCACCGCGACGGGCGATGACCTCAGGCAGGGACAGCAGGCCGTCCGTGCTGATCTGAAGACACGTGCCGTACAGGGTCTCCGAAGGCGAGCACCAGCCGTTGGCCGCGACCAGGGAGCCGCCCTCAAGGCGGGACTCGTCGGTGACGCGCTCCAGGACAGCCTGGTTCAGGCCCGAGTCCATCTGGTGGTCGTAGATCGAGAACTCCGGACCGTAGTCGCGGCGGATCTCCGCGATCGGGTACTGGAGCACGTTCGTGCTACGGCCTGGGTCGGGGAAGTTGCGGGTGCGGTTGGCGAAGGCGGCCGAGAACTCGGCCCAGCTCGCCAGCTCCGAACCGTCGGTGACGCCGGGTAGGTTGTTCGCGGCGACCAGGGTGTGCTGCGAGCCCATCCAGCCACCAGGGTTGGATGGCACGATGTCCCCGGACAGGACCGGGTTGACGTCCTGGGCTGCGGCGACGGCTGCCACGTTCGGGCGGGCGGTCTCGGTGGCCGGGGCTGAAGCGGTGACGGCCTCGACGACGGGCTCAGGTGTCTCGACGACCGGCTCGGCCGGGGTCTCGGTGACGACGGCCTGGGCGACCTTGAACGCGGCCTCGAAAGCACTCGGGTCGGCTGCGGCGATCTGCGCGGCCTTGGCCTCCTGCTTCTCGATCTCCGCCTTGGCGGCGACACCGAAGCTGTGCAGGTCGCCGATGCGCTGGGCCTGCTCGTCGGTGGCTGAGGCGTAGTCGGTCAGCCCGGAGCGCAGGTCAGCCAGTTCGGCTGTGGCGACACGCAGAAGGTCCTTGAGGCCCGCGACGCTGAAGACGCTCAGGTCGGTGGGGATGACGAACATCGCTGATATCCCTCCGTGGGGATGGGCAGGTGGACGGGTGTTACGCGCGTAGGTGGTGCAGCGCTCCCTGTTCACCCGGCCCGCAGCCAGCGATGATCAGCTTGCATTCCCGATGTTACCCTCTATGTCCGCTTTTGCAACTTATGCACGGAAGGTCGGATAAAAAGACCCAGGATTGGGCTTGCAGGTCTGGCAGATATGTGAGTAGAGTGGGTCCTGCAAGGCGGTGCCAAGCACCGAGGGGTACTTCAAATCATTTGGCGATCTACAAGCCCCCCTCACCGCGACTACTCCTCGCCTTGCACTTGGGTCAAGTGGGACGGACCTGGCCTCCAAAGCTGGGAAAGACCGGGGTTCGACTCCTCGGGGACCTGCGCGGTTGTAGTTCAATGGCCAGAACCTCTGCCTTCCAAGCAGATGACGCCGGTTCGAGTCCGGTCAACCGTTCCAACTGAATGCAGTGCCCGGTGCCCAGGTACGGAGTTCTTCTCTATACAGGAGGGTCCCGAAAGGGAGTGCAGGTTCAAATCCTGCCTTCGGCCTAGCCGAAGTGGCGGAAATGGAAGACGCGCCTACGAAGCCGGACCGACTTTTCCTCGGGCACGCTACAACTTGAAAACTTAAAAACGGATGCCCGGTGCCAAAGACGAGCCTTACTTCACTGTTAATGAAGAGGTCAGGGGTTCGAGTCCCTTCGGTGGTGGAAACACTGCTGTAGCTCAGTTGGCAGAGCGCTGGCGAAAGCCGCAGGTTAGTCGACTTATACTCGGGCATCCACACGTCTCCATGGTCCAGAGGACAAGACGGTGGTCTACGGAACCACAGGCCCAGGTTCGACTCCTGGTGGGGACGCAAAGCCCTTTTACCTCAACGGATAGAGGACCGGCTTCCGGAGCCGGGGATACAGGTTCGAATCCTGTAGGGGGCGCAACACACAACTTCATATATTCCCAGGTGCCAATGACCTCGGTTACTTCACAAGTTCGATTCTTGTCTCTGCCACTCATGGCAGAGTGAGCATGGCGCTCACCCCGACTCATAATCGGGAATCCGAGATCGCTTTAAACTCTGGGGATCTAACGTTTGGGTGCCCGGTGCCCAGGCGACGGGTACTTCGCTATCTTTTCGCAAAAGGTCTCGCGACCCACACCCGTAGCCGACTGATTTCCTCGGGCACTCACCATTGATCCCCGCTGTCTTCCGAGACTAGCGGGGTATTGGTTTTTAGGAGGTTTGGGATGAGTGGAGCGCTGTACATCGTGCTCTCGTGCGACGGCCCCGACTGCGACTGTCCGCCGTTTACGTCCACCTACGACGAGATCGGCGCGGCCAGGCGTGAGGCAGCCAAGAAGGGCTGGACCTACGACCCTTCTGACGACACCGACTGGGGTCGTGGTCACATCCGTTTCATCGCTTCAGGAAGGGTTCTGGCATGACTCCGTTCAACACGAAGGACAACCGGAAGATCCCACGGGTGACCGCTGGCCCCCTGGTATCCATGCCGATCCCGGACACGACCACCAGCAACGGTGCGGCCGGTTTCAGCTACGAGAACAAGTCGGCCCTGTTCCTGCTCGCGACGAACTCGATGTTCGGCCAGGACAAGTTCTACGAGTCCGCGAAGCAGGCCGACGACCGGTTCGTGAAGCTGGTCCGTGAGGTCGCCAAGGCCGACCCGGAGTGGATGTTCGGCTTCATCGGCTGGCTGCGCAACACGGGCAACATGCGCACCGCTGCCGTGGTCGCCTCAGTCGAGGCTGCCCTGGTCCTGAAGAACGTGCCCTTGGTGCAGGTTGCCGCCGGTGACCAGGGCTGGTCGCGCAAGCTGGCCAAGGCTGGCCTGGGTCGTGCGGATGAGGTCGGTGAGGCCGTGGCCTACTACTTCTCCAAGTACCCGAACACGCAGATCCCGAAGCCGCTGAAGCGTGGCTGGGCCGACGCGATGACCGAGCTGTTCAACGAGTACACGGCGATGAAGTACGGCAACTCGGACAAGAAGGAGTTCACCCCTGACCGGCTGCTGAACCTGCTGCACCCGCAGGCGAAGGCACCGTGGCAGTCGGACCTGTTCGGCTACCTGGTGGCCCGCAAGTACGGTGAGGTGGAGATCCCCGAGTCGCTGAAGATGCTGCGTGTCCGTCAGATCATGATGGGCTGGCCCGTTGCTGAGCGTCGTAGCTTCCTCGGTGAGCACGAGGCTTCGGATGCGCTCAAGTCTGCGGGCATGACCTGGGAGGCCCTGGCGGGCTGGCTCCAGGGTCCAATGGACGCGCAGGCGTGGCAGGCGATCATCCCGAACATGGGCTACTTCGCGCTGCTGCGCAACCTGCGCAACTTCGACCAGGCAGGCATCGACGCGAAGACGGCCGCATACGTCATGGGCCGCCTGTGCGACGAGCAGGCCGTGGCGAAGTCGAAGATCTTCCCGTTCCGGTTTCTGGCCGCGCACCGCAACGCCCCGCACTCCCGCTGGGGTGGCCCGCTGTCCATGGCCCTGGACATGTCTCTGAAGAACATCCCGACTCTGCCGGGCCGGACCCTGGTCCTGGTCGACACGTCGGGCTCCATGGGTCACGCGTTCTCCGAGCACTCGGAGATGAAGCGCCGGGACGCGGCTGCCCTGTTCGGCATCGCCCTGGCGAAGGCGGGCAACCAGGTGGACCTGTACTCCTACGCCTCGGGCTACGGCAAGTGGCTGATGGAGTTCAAGACCACGAAGGGTGCGGATGTGCTGGCCGAGATGGCTTCCTGGCAGCGCCTGGGCTACAACATCGGTGGTGGCACCCCGACGGCTCGGGCTGTCCAGGCCACCTACAAGGGTCACGACCGGGTCGTCATCCTCACCGACGAGCAGGCCGACTACTCCGGCTTCCGGGGTGTGGATGCCCCCGTTCCGGCTGACAAGCACTTCTACACGTTCAACCTGGCGGGCTACCGGCAGGGGCACGCGCCGACGGGCAAGTTCCGGCACAGCTTCGGTGGACTGACCGACGCGTGCTTTCCGCTGATGTCGATGATCGAGGAGGGCACCGCTGGCCGGTGGCCGTGGGAGGTTGTGGCATGAAGGACCCGGACACTCTGATTGCCCTGCGTGACCTGTGCGGTATCGCCGAGGTGTCGGAGATCATCGACAGGTCGAAGGGGCGGGTGGGCCAGCTTCTGCTGGAAGACCCAACCTTCCCCCAACCGGTGTGGTCACTGAGGCTGGGCCGGATCTGGGACGCGAACGAGGTGAAGGCGTGGATGCAGGCCACCGGCTACGGTATGGCCGGGCCGGACGAGCCGAAGTCGGAACGCAACAGGACTGGTCCGAAGCCAACACTGGTTGTCCAGGTACCGGAAGCTGAGCGGGCCGCGAGGCTTGATGCGCTACTGAGGGGCTGACATGCGCCGGGTCAACGTTGAGCTGCTGGTCGGGACGGCTGAGGTATGCCAGATCCTTGGCTTGTCCGATGGCAGGGTCTGTCAGTTGATCAAGGAGGACCCGACGTTTCCTGAGCCGGTGACTCGGGTGCGGGCTACGCCGCTGTGGCTCGCACCCGAGATCGAGCACTGGAAGGCCACTCGGGTCAAGAAAAAGGGTGGCCGTCCCTCGCTGCGCCAGAAGGAAGTCGAGGAGGCGGTGTTCAAGCTCCTGGGAAAGGATGCCCGTGCCGAAGGTACCGTGGAGTAAGCGGGGTCTTGACCGGTTCGCCAGCCTGGTCCCGGCCACCAGGGTCGCCCTAGGTGACAAGGTGTGGTGGGAGGAGACGATCTGGGCCGCCGGGTACCCGTCGACCTACTGGACTTTCGGCCTCGTGGAGACCAAGCGGGGCAAGGTGTGCGTGATCCGTGACCGGCACGGGTTCGAGAGGGTTGTGGGGGTGGGGATGCTGTTCAAGCCGGAGTCCTAGGTAGCCAATACCTAGGAGATTCCAATGAGCCGTACCGACGGCCACGTCTTCAAGCCCAGGGCCGCCCGCTGGCTGATCCACCACCTGTGGACCAACATGGAGCGGGTGCGCGAACGCGATGACCTTGACAGGATGGTCAAGGAGTACAACGCGACAGGAGAACTCGACAATGGAGACTTCCCCAACTACCAGCACCGCCACACGGCCCTTTGGGACTAGCCGCAAGCCCAGCCTGGGCCGCGTGCGCGACCCCCAGATCCAGGCCGCCAGCGCGGCGGCAGTCGCCCGGATCACCGGCGAAGACGACGAGCCCGTCCTGACCGTGGCCGCGTTCCAGTCCAGCATCTAGCTAGATCAAGGAGAACAGGTTGCTCAACGAGAAGCACGTCGAAGCCATGCTGGACTACGTCCTGGCCCACGGCACGGATGAACTGGCCGTCCGGCTGGACTTCGCCCTGGTGCTGGGTCCGAACAAGCTCAAGATCTTCGCACTGGAAGGTGACCCGGCCCTGCTCAAGGCAACCTTCAACGACTTCGAATCCAAGTGGGCCGAGGCCAAGGCCGGGCTCCAGAAGATCGTCGATGACCAGAACAAGGTTGTCACCACCCAGGCCCGGTAGACACGGCAGCGCCCCCAGGGAACAGGTACCTGGGGGCGCTTCCTGGGAAGGGAAGAAGAAGACCGTGTCGGGGCCATCTACTCTGCCTTCACCCTAGCACGGGCTCACGCCTTCTTGTAGGCCCCGCCGGAGACCCTGACGATGGCTCGGGCCTCCTGCTCGCTGGCGACCGTCTTCGTCTCGCCTTTCGCCGTGGTCACGGTGAACTGGGCTGGCTTGCCGTCCTTGCCTTTGTTGCATCCGCACATGTCAGTTGCACCCGCACCCTTCCTGTGGAGGTAGAAGATCATGGAAAGCCCGACCGACGGCCTCAGCCCTGTCAGCCCTGGCCATGTCGGTGAGGAACGAGTCGACAGCGTCAAGCCCAACGGTCGCTGGACCCCCTTCCAGGACGGGGAGTCCTGGCTGATCAGCGCCGCCGTCCTGGTCAAGGACTCCGGCGGCCGTAAGCGAGTACGACCCGTCGACATCCTCGTGCAGGACGGGGAAACCTGGGCTGTTGACCGCGAGAGCAGCGACCAGTTCCAGGTTGCCGTCCACGCGACGCCAGTCCCCGGACAGTGGCGAACGCCGAAGCTCGGCTGCCTGTGCCTCGGTAACCCCTTGGACGAGTGCGCCCGCTACCCACACGCCGAAGCTGTCCTCACCTGCGTTGACCACTGCCACACCAAGCCCTGTGTGATCGTAGTGTTCGACGGCTGGGACGACGCCGTAGGACTTGTCCGCGTGACCGGTACCCAGCGTCAACTTGCCAACGCGCACGGTCTTGCCCTCGGCGGTGAGGACAGAGCCGGTCTTGAAGTGGCCATAGTTGGTCCGGCTGTGGGGGGCCATGACGCACCGATTGCCGACGCCCATGTGGCACTGCTTCCAGGTGGCCAGGTGCCCGTAGACACGGCCATCATCCTGGACGACGAGCGGGGTCGGCTTACCAAGCTGCGGGTTGGCGAACATGTGACCGGGCGGCTTGAGGACACCGGAGGCCACGATGTTGTCGCCACCGAGATCGTCATCCGCAACCGGCCTGTCTACCGGCACAGCCCCGACTGTCGAACCTGCGCCAGGGACCTGTACGTCCCGTTCGAGGAGGAGTGAGGCCACGCGGCTGGCCAGGTAGGCGTCTAGCTCTTCAGAGATCATGTCCTCCACCTCGATCGAGGTAATCCGGCAGTCGTAGGTCCCCATGACGTCGGCCAGGGATGCGACTCGGGTCGGCTGGTCGGCTTCGTTGCGGGCACCCTGACGTCCCCCGCGCTGCCAGGGTGCGATAACCCTCGGGTCGGCGTACTGGTCGCGCAGGTAGTCGTAGATGTCGGTGATCACTTCCTGCACCTTGAGCCGGTCGGCCTCGTTCAGGGTGTCGTACAAGCCGCCGTGCCCGCCGGACATGATGACCCCGGCGGAGAACACGGCACGAGGAATCAGGTAGGGCTTGCCATCAAGGATGTCGATCACGGGGAGTCGGTACGTCTCCCTGTTCAGCGCGTTGCCTTCAGGGTCCTTCCACAGGAAGGCCGACCCGAACTTGCCCGCGTCCCCACCGGACCAAGCAGCGATGCGGTCCACGGCCGAGTCGTGGTCGAACGTCGTGGCCCGGTCAGGGGCCAGGGGGAACTTGCGCCAGGCGGCAGCGTTGACACCCGAGCTTGCGAAGACGGCCGTGGTGATCCCCGCCGAGGCGAGGACGGTCATCTCTTCTGGTGTGTCGACGGTGATGTGGACCTGGGGGAACGCTGGACCCATGACGAAGGTGACGCCATGGATATTGCCCCTGGTGACCTTCATGGCGAACTCGTCGGGCCGGTCAGGGTGGGGGACGACTTCATATGCGAAGTCTGGATCGAGGTCGATGCTCGGCCCGATCAGCTTCTTTTCCAGGAGGTATACGGCACGGGTGACCTGGGGGATGATCGTTGGGTCGAGGAATTCTCCGCTGGCCCATACGCCCCCGATGCCCTGGTACTGCTGGTCCCAGGAGCCGACGACGACGGAGCCTGAGTGGCCCCCGCCGGAGACTTCCTGCCAGGCCGCGTACAGGGGGAAGCGTCGGTAGGTGAGCATGTCCCGCTCAAGCATCCGGCGGTCCCCGGTGGGAGCCTCCTCGGGGGCCACGAGGCCGTACCAGCGGATCGTCATGTCACACCTCCTTCTTGATCGTCATCGAACACCTGCAAGCTACGACGTTGTCGGCACGCCCGGCTGGGTCCCCAGGGAACCGAAGATCCTCCCCGCCGACCTGGAACGTGTCGGACAGTGACCTGGTCTGCCCTTCGGCCCGCCTGTGAGCTGGGCGTTCGTGGCCATCCACATCCGTGTCCCACACCTTCACCCAGCCACGTCCCGCCGGGGGCTGGTAGTACTGGGCCGCCGCTAGCACGCCTGCGTTCCAGGCCCGGTTCGTCTCTGTCCGGGCTATCACCTTTGCCCGATTCTCCCACCATTCGCTCCCTGATGTCAGGATCTTGGCTTCGATCCGGTCGGCGATGACATCGTTCGATTCCCCGTTGGCCATGCCGGTGGAGATCTCGGCGAAGATGGCGTTGTAGACGTCGTCAGGCATCCGGACCAGCAGGTTGCGGGTCATGGCGAGCTGGGCCTGGGCGAAGCTGTTCGTCGAGATGAACGGCTCACCTGACTGCCAGCGCCAGGCGTGGTCGACGACGGTCTCCAGGGCGGGCATGATCACCCTGTCGAGTTCGTCGGCCCAGGCGGGCTGGGCGTCTTCCACACCTGTCGGGTCGATCTGGCCGGACGCCATGACGGCACGGCGCAGCACAGGCACCCAGGCGCGGATGGCCTGGAGCACCTTGGTCAGGATGCCGGGCTCTTCCTCACGCGCTGACATACATGGCCAGCCTGTCCATGTCCTGGGGCTTGCCGCTGACCATCCGGTCGACGCAGTAGGTGGTAAGTCGGTCGATCATGTCGTCGGTGTCCACACCGAGCCCGGCGAAGTCGAGAACCAGGTGGTCGAAGGCACCGGCGAGGGCTTCGCGAGCCTGGCCTGGGTTCACCTTGATCCTGGTGTGGATCTCGAACTTCGGGACCTCGGGGAACTGGCCTCGGACCTGCCGGGTGAGCAGCCTGCCGCCTGCGATCTCCAGTGCCCGGCGGGCCACGACGTAGGCAACCCTCAGTACAGCTTCGCCTGAATCGTCGAGGACGGCCGAGGCCAGGATGGGGGTGCCCTGGTTGGCTGCTGGCCTGGTCGGGCCGGTATCGGTGGAACGCGGGTCGACTGGTCGGCGCTGGTTGTCGACGGACCTGGCCGGGGCTGGTGGTGGTGGCGGGCCTGGGGCGTTCGGGTCGCCTGGGACGGCCAGGACCGGCTCCGGCATGTCGATGTCGAGGTTGGCTGCCTCCACCAGGGGTGGCACAGCGATCAGGGTTGGGTCGCGCAGCATCAGCTCGCGGACGAAGCGCTCTGTCGACTCTTCCTCGGTCGGGGTGTCGGTGAGGACGTTGTAGTTGCCTGCCAGCAGGACGGTGTCGGCCTTGACCAGGCCCTTCTCGTACAGGTTGAGGGTGTCCTGGAGTCGGGAGGCGCGGACGGTGAGTGGGGCGGTGTCGAAGCTGACCTGGTAGCGCAGCGGGTCCTTGCCCATGGCTTTGAGCAGGGGGCGCAGGTATGCCTTGGTGAGGCCGTCGGCGATGAGGACCATCATCGGCTCGATGTGAATCTTGACGAAAGATTCCTCGATCGACCAGACCGAGATGTGGTTGACGTCGCCCATGCCGCGAAGGATCTCGGCGGGCATGTTCATGCCGGTGGCCAGGCGGTTGAGCGCCCCGTCCTTGTATTCCTTCAGCTTGTCCGACAGCTCCGAGTCGAACCGCATCGGCTTGTCCTGCATCTTGCCGATGTACTCGCCGGGGATCTCGATGAACTGGGAGACGACACCGGCAGCGGTGCCACGGCCGGACCGGGCAGCCTTCGCGGCCAGGGCCATCTGGTTGAACACGTCGTCAGCCGACTGGGGGGCCGTGCTGGCATCCGACGGGCCGTTGCTCATCTCGGCCGGGAGCCAGACGATGCCGCCACCGGCCAGGCGCGAGTCGATCTGGGAGAACTCGAACAGCATCAGCTCTTCCAGCTCAGCCAGGACGTTCAGGCACGCCTGTGTCGGGCTGTCCGGGCGGACGATGTACTCACGGTCGGGACTCCACAGCCGCACCAGCAGGTCCGAGGTGGCCAGCAACTCCTCCGGGCCGTAGCCCAGGTTGACGGCATACTGTCCGTTGCGTCGCTTCAGCGAGGATGTGGAGACTACGTACCATTTGTCCGGGTCGAACTGGCGTGGTGACCGGCCGACCACATAGCACTCACCGGCGACGGTCAGGTTGACCCCGATGGCGTTGAGGGCTTCGGCCTGCTGGTGCTGGGTGCCGAACATGGTCTGGCCCAACGCGGCGATCTGGTCGTCATCGTCGACTTCACCGGTGGGCCGGTTGTACTTGTCCACACCTTCGATGAACAGCCGGACCCGGCTACAGGCAGCGCCGACGTAGTTCGCCGCGAAGTGAAGCTCGGGGATGCAGTGGTAGAACCGCCAGGCTTCCCGCTGCCATGAGGTGCTGGTGAACCGGTAGCTGTTCCACAGCGTGGAGTCGTTGCCCAGTAGGGCTGCCTGCCGGATGGGGGATAGCTGCTCGGCGGCGAAGGTGACCGGCTCCAGGGCGGTGCCCGTGGAGTTCTGCTGGATCATGGGCTTAGGCATCGGCTACCGGTCCGCGATGTGGGGCGCTACGGCGAAGATCGCCCAGACGGTCAGGAAGGCCAGCCACGTGGACTGTGCCGGGTTGTAGTGCGGAAGCTGGTGCAGGAACCAGAGGATGCCCGTGTTGACCGCGCCGACCCAGAAGCCGGTGCAGAAGACGCAGTGGACCAGGTAGGTGGCCAGCCCATCCTCACCGGACCAGGACTTGACCCAGGTGCGCCACCAGGCGAAAGGCTTCTCGATCACCAGGGCACGGGTCATCCCCGCCACCGCAAGGCAGAGGAGGACGAGTACCACAGGATCTGTCATGAAACAAGCGTATCGGACATAAGGGCGCTAAGCAGCCTAACGGGTGGGAATCCACAACGACTGTGGGTCGACGAGGCGAATGCGGCGCTTCTCGCCTGCCATGAGATGCCGGGCGGCGTGGACCATGGCGTCCATGCGGTTGGGCGAGTTGTGACTGTCGGTGGGGTCGAAGTTCAGCATCTCGTTCTCCAAGTTGGAGAACGTCCCGACGTGGTGGACGGTGCCCTGCTCGTACCTCAGGGCCACCGGCTCGGCCCGCAGCTTCTTGCCGATCCGGGAGTCGGTGGTCTTGATCGGTGCGGATGTGCCAGGCGGGAACAGGTTGTCCTGGTCGCGCAGCTCCACGTAGCTGTCGCGCAGGACGTCGGTCATCCACCGCTTGGCCAGGTTGTCCTCGATGACCACGGTGTCGGCACCGTTGCGCCAGAAGACACGCCAGATGTGGCGGGCTGCCTCGCGTGAGGTCAGCGGCACGGACTCGTCCGACAGGATGTACATGTGGTTCTTGGCGTCCCGGCCGACGACGACGACACCCATGAGGTCGCCTTCCTCGGTGAGGGTCGGGTCGACACCCACAGTGATGTGAGTGAATTCAACATCGTCAACGGATTCAAGTCGGTGATTGTCAATGTCACGATAGGCGAACAGCATTCCGTCGCGAGCGTCCAGCAACTCTCCGTAAAGTTCCTGTCGCCCGATCAGCGTCCCGGCATAGCGCCGGTCAAGCTCATCCAGGGTGAAGGAACTCAGGTTGGCGGCATTGTCAAATGTCGATCCACGAATGAGTCGAACTGAGCCGTCGTCACGCTGAACCCATTCACGCAGGATGTCGATGGGCTTCGGGGTCGTGGCCACCAGCGTCCGAGGGTGATCGCCGACCAGGTCGGCGCGCAGGGACGGCATGATGCCCTCGTACCAGGACTCACGCGGCTTCTTCCACTTAGCCACCTCGTCGAGGACGGCACCTGCGGCGTTGTAGCCACGGCCGACGTCGGCACCGTCCGCACCTTCGAAGAAGATCACTGACTTGTGGTCCCCGACAAGGATCTGCGGCTTGGGGTGCTTGATGTATTTGTAGGGGATCTCCCTGCGCTCCAGCACGCGCAGGACACCCGACGGACCCTCGATCGAAATGGTCCGGGCGTCCGAAAGCGTCTCGGCGATGATGAGCCATTCGGTGCGGAAGCCGTGCCGGTCCACGGGGTGGTCGAGTAGCCTTTGCACGATCCATTCGGAGGCCAGCTTTGATTTACCAAAGCCTCGTCCGGCAAGGATGAGGCAAAGGCTCCAGTCTCCGGGTGGGGGAATCTGCTCGGGTCGTGCCGTCCACCACCATTCCTGACGCGCGACCTCTTTGAGCATTTGTGGGGTCAGCGAAGCGACCCATCGACGCTGCTCTTCGGGAGTCAGCTCTAGGGCATACCGCTCTGCCAGGGAAAGTCCCATGATCTGATCATATACACCACATGTCCGTTTGGGGTACTCTTCTGATGCTTGACATGCAGGAGTTGCAGAGGAGTACCATGAGCAAGGTGATCCACCAGACCGAGTCTGAGCTGGCAAAGGCTGGCTATTCTGCGGTCCTGGGTGGCGAACTGGCGGAATTGCGCAAGAAGCTGAGTATGACCCGAAACGCCCAGGCTCGCCTGATCGGTGTGGAGGGCGAGAGCCTGCGTCAGTGGGAGGCCCTGGAAAGGGGCATGAACATCGACACGGCGATCCGGGTTGGGGAGTGGGTCTGGGGTGCGGATCGGGCGCTGGAATCAGTGCCAGGAGATGCTTATCAGGAACTTATCCCCATCAGCCGGGCTGCCAGGCAATCAGGCATTCCTGTGCATGAGCTGGAAGCCGCCTGTGACCGAGGCGAATACCGACACGAGCGCCTGGGCGTGCTCGGAACATTCATCTACAAGGGGCAGGAGAAGCCGTGAAGCTCATCAAGCGGGTTGAGCCGCCATGCCCGTGCCCGATCAAGCTCCACGAATTCCACCTCACCCAGGCCGACAAGGACGGCAACAACGCCGTCGGCGTGGGCTCCGTCGTCGAATGCGACTGCGGGCAGAACTGGCAGCTCCAGGACTTCCGCACCCAGGGCAAGATGTGGGTCCGGGTGGGCCGGGACTACCCGCTTCCCCTGGCCAACCGGGACGTGATGACGCCTTGAGCCCACTGTGCCGCAAGTGCGGGCGCATCCTGGACAAGGTGCTGCTGGACACCGGTGGGGAGTACCACCCGTCCTGCATGCCGACCGACCCGAACGAGGCCCTGGGTGCGGCGCTGCTGTCCGACCTGACCGACGTGATCAAGTGGACCGAGTCGAACTCATCGCGGTCCATGCAGAAGTCGATCGGCCCCAGTGAGCTGGGCAGCCTGTGCGACCGGAAGATCGCCTACCGGCTGGCCGGGGTGCCTGAGGCCAACTGGTGGTCCGACCCACTCCCGGCCATCGTCGGCACGGCCGTGCACGCCTGGCTGGAGAAGGCGGTCAACCGGTTCCAGGAGGTCCACTTCATGGAGCGCTGGAAGACCGAGCTGACGGTGCAGCCGGACCCGATGGTGACCGGCCACATGGACCTCTACGACTCGGAGATCCAGGCCGTCATCGACTGGAAGACCGTCTCGCCGACGAAGCTGAAGGCGTGGAAGGCCGACGGCCCACCAGAGCACTACAAGGACCAGGTCAACCTGTACGGGCGGGGTGCCGTCAACGCCGGTGCCCCAGTCGCGAAGGTCGTCCTGGTCGCGGTGCCCCGGTCGGGCTGGCTGCGGGACATGCAAATCTGGGTCGACGACTACCGGCCCGAACGTGCCCAGGCTGCCCTGGACAGGATGTACAAGATCGCCGGGACGCTCATCGACATGGGCGAAGACCTGTCATTCGAGGCGATCCCGGCAGCCCCGTCGGGGGAGTGCGCGTTCTGCCCCTGGTACAAGGGCGGCTCGGACAGGGCTTCGATGTCAGGGTGTCCTGGTAACACAGACCAGACAAAAGCGAAGTATGGGAAGGGACTGGTCAAAGATGTCTGAGAACAAATGGGCACACAGGCACCAGGCGACCCAGCAGATCATGAGGTGGTTCGAGTATGACCACCTGCCGGAGAAGCTGGCACTGGTGAGCAAGTGGAACTACATCCTGGCCAGCCAAATGGTGATCGACCTGCCCGACGGCCCCGAACTGACCGCTGGGCTGCGCAAGCTCCTGGAGGCCAAGGACTGCTTCGTCCGGGCCGCCATCGGTGACTAGATAACAACGACCTAACGAGGTGACGACATGACGAACAACGCACGTGATCTGATCATGGGGACGTCAGCCCCCGCGATGGCCTTCACCTACCCTGGCGACGGGGTGACGGGGAAGATCATCAGCGAGCCGAAGGCTGTCCAGCAGACGGTCTACGACCCGCGCAACCCACAGTCGAAGGAGCCAGCGTTCTGGCCGTCCGGCGACCCGAAGATGCAGGTGATCTTCCAGATCCAGACCGAGTTCCGCAACTGGGAGGGCGTCAAGAACCCCGACCGCAGCCAGCAGGACTCCGGCACCCGGACGATCTACCTCAAGGGCAAGCACATGGAACGGGCCACGGCTGACGCGGTCCGGGCTGTGGGTGCGGACTGGCTGGAGGTCGGCGGGGTCGTCTGGTACCGGTACACCGGCGACGACATGACCTCCCTGGCCGGGGTGAAGCCGAAGCTGTTCGAGGTCCGCTACCAGCCACCGGCTGCGCAGCCCCCAGCTCACTTCAGCCAGGCCCAGGCCCAGGCCCAGCAGGGGTACCCGAACCAGGGCTACCCGGCCCAGCAGCCCCCACGGCCACCTCAGCCCGCCCCGCAGGCCCAGCAGAACTGGCAGCAGTCCGGATGGACGACCCAGCAGACCGTGCCCTCTCACCACGGCCAGCAGGACTCCATGCCGGACTGGGCCAAGCCAGCCTCAGCGCCACCTGCGCCGACGTCGGGTCCGCCGTCCCTGTCCACCCTTGACCTGATCCGTCAGGGGCAGACCGGTTCGTCCGATCCTGCACAGGTTGAGCCCGCTTTCTAGTAGTGTGTGGGGTCTGGTTCATCTTCGCGGGAGGCCAGACCATGCAGGACCCGGTGGAGCGCAGGTGACCCCCTGGTGCTCCACCGGGAGGGTGTGTAGGCTGACCGGAGTTCGTCGAGATCTTCACCGGACGAAAACAGAAAAGCCCCAGAGCGGCAAACTCTGAGGCTTCCTGCGTCCGCCAGGTGGAGAGGTACCCGGCGAACTCCCTACGTATCAAGGGAGACATTACGTGCTTGACAGCACCCCCGTCAACTCATCTGGCGAGTTTGGCACATCTGGTGTCGACATCAGCGAGGTCCGGCGCTGGCTCCTGACCATCCACGCCTCCTCGCCTGGGCTGATCTGGGTCGGATCGACCAGCAACTGGGAAGGCTTCACCAGCAGCGACGTCGATGGTGCCGTAGCCAACGTCCTCACCCTAGAGCGGGACAACCCCCAGGGCATCTACCTGCGCACCACCACCCTGTCGCGCATACCCATCAAGGACGGCAAGCGCGGACGCGGTGAGGAGGGTGACAGCTTCACGCTGCCCGGCTTCGCAGCCGACCTCGACATCGCAGGCCCCGGCCACAAGACCTCCAAGCTCCTGCCCCCCGACACCGCCACGGCCATGTCGATCGTGGACACCTCCGGCCTGCCCGAACCGACCATCTGGGTCCACTCCGGTGGCGGGGTGTACCCGTGGTGGCTTCTCGACGACCCCCAGGACATCCGGACCCCCGAGGCACTGGCCCGCGCCAAGACAGTGTCCGAGCAGATCCAGAAGATCTTGGTCCACGCCGGTGAGCAGCTCGGATGGCACGTCGGCGGCGAAGTGGGCGACATGGCCCGCGTCCTGCGCATCCCCGGCACCATCAACCGCAAGCAGGGCCTAGCCCGTCCGTGCCACATCATGGAGCCGCCAAGTTACGAGCATTACGCCTACGCGGAGATCGAATCGATCGTCGAGAACCTCTTCGACCAGATTCCGAAGCCCGCGCCGCGCGAGTTCTCCAAGACGACCCGGCCCCTGAACACCAACGGCACCCAGGTCATCCTGCCCGGCGACGACCTCAATGCACGCGGCGACTGGAACTGGATTCTGGCGGGCCACTTCACCTATGTGAAGACCAAGGGCGGCACCGACTACTGGCTGCGCGTCGGATCGGAGAGCGGCGCGGAACATAGCGCAACCACCGGCTATGCCCGTGACGAGGACCGGTTCTACACCTGGTCATCCGAGTCCGTCTTCCAGGCTCGCAAGGCGTACAACAAGCACGCCGCCTACACGCTGATCAACTTCGGCAGCCTGTCCAGCGAGGCGTTCCGGCAGTCAACCAAGCAGCTCGCGGCGGAGGGATTCGGCAGCCAGCTTCCTGAGCTGAACCGTCCGGTAGATGTGACCAGCCTGGTCAAGCCTGCCGCGCCTGCCACGCCGGTGCTGAACCAGGCCGTGGATCACCAGCAGCCTGAGCAGGCGGCGCTGGCCGTCCAGACCGGGCAGGTTCTTGCGGTGGCAGCCGCCCACGATGACCTCCCTGAGATCGACCTTGGCTCCGAACAGGAAGCCATGCTGGAGATCAGCCGGGTCATCGCCACCGGCCTCATCCCGAACCTGTACGTCAAAGATGGACAGCTCGTCCACGTGCACCCGAAGACTAACTCGGCCTGCTCCGAGGTCACTGTCGTGCCGGTGACAGCCGACCTGCTGAACATGCTGCTGGCCGAACACACCCGCACGTTCAAGTGGGTCAGCGGCGGCAAGGACAACCCGCCCGTGCGCAAGGCGTGCGCCCCGGCAATCACTCACCTGCGTGCCGTGGTGTCGAAGACGTACTGGCCGACGGTGCCTGAGCTGACCGGCGTGGTGGGGACACCGACGCTGCGCCCCGACGGCACCCTCATCCAGGACTGCGGGTTCGACCAGGCCACCGGCCTGTTCTACGGCCCTGCGGTGACGGTGGCCAGGGTGCCGGAGACGATCAGCGACGAGCAGGTCCGCCGGTCCCGTGAGTTCGTGTTCTCGAAGGTGTTCGGGGAGTTCTGCTGGTCGTCGGCTGGCGACTTCGCCAACTACATGGCGCTGCTGCTGTCGCCGATGCTGCGCCCGTACGTGAAGACGACGACCCCGTTCGGCATGGTCACCGCGACGACCCGTGGCTCAGGCAAGACGAACCTGACCGACGCCATCGGCCTGCTGTACGGGCAGACGTCCCAGGTTCTGCCGGGACGGACCGAGGAGCTTCAGAAGAAGGTCACGTCGATCCTGGCTGGGAACTCCTCACCGGTGGTCGTGTTCGACAACTTGAAGGAGGGGTCGACGATCTCTTCGGAGATCCTGGCGACGCTGATCACCAAGGACAAGTGGGACGACCGGATGCTCGGCGCGTCCCGCAACATCGAAGCCACGAACGACCGGCTGTGGCTCGCGTCAGGCAACGGCCTGACCGTCGGCGGGGACATGGCCTCCCGGACGGTGATGGTGCGCCTGGACCCGAAGATGGCCAAGCCGGAGCTGCGCCAGTTCGAGATGGGCCAGTTCTCCGACTGGATCAGGGAACCGGGCAACCGGGAGAACCTACTGTGGCACCTGCTCATCCTCGTTCAGGCATGGGTCAAGGACGGTGCCGCCAAAGACGAGTCGCACACCATGCGCGGGTTCACGAAGTGGGCACAGATCATGGGCGGGCTGCTGGTCTTCCACGGCCTGACCGGGTTCCTCGGCAACGCCGACGACCTGGCCGCCCGCGACACCGACGAGGAAGAGTGGGGCATCTTCCTGGCGAAGTGGTACGAGGTGTTCGGCCCGTCCGAGCAGATGGCCCGCCAGGTCCACGCCTCCGCGCAGGTCGACTGGGTCATGGGCACGTCAGTGGACCGGTGGTCACGGTGTTTCATCACCGACGACGACGGGCTCACGCCGACCCCGAAGAAGCTCGGGCACATGCTCCACGGCAAGGCCGACCGGTTCTTCGGCAAGTACATCCTGCGTAAGCGCAAGGACAGCGCCATCAACGCGATGGTGTGGTGGGTGGAGAAGGTGGAGGAAGGCAGTTGATCCTGTCCGACCGGGACATCCGGGCCGCCCTACAGCGCCTGGAGGACCCGCTGATCGTGGACCCAGGGTTCGACCCGGCACGCCTGCAACCGGCGTCCCTGGAGCTGACCCTGGCCGCCGACGTCCTGGTGGAGACGCCGCACCACATTCGCAACGCCTATGGCATCTGGCAATGCGACCTGGCCGACTGGGATAAGGGCAAGGTCGACGACGACCCGATGAACACCTCGGAGTTCTGGCTGGCCTCCACCGTGGAGAAGGTCCACATCCCCCGTGACCTGGTCGCCCAGGTGAACGGCAAGTCATCCCTGGCACGCAAGGGTCTGATCGTTCACACCACGGCAGGCTTCATCGATCCCGGCTTCAGGGGACAGATCACCCTGGAGCTTAAGAACCTGTCGGCCGCGCCGATCAGGCTAGAGGCGGGGATGCCGATCTGCCAGCTTGTCTTCTTCCAAATGACAAGCCCCTCAGAGCGTCCGTACGGCTCTGAGGGGCTGTCGTCGCACTACCAAGGTCAGGCCGGGCCTACAGCCTCGGCAGCGTAGCTCTCAGCGGGCCAGCCACACCCATGCCAGCACCGACACGACGGTGAGGACAGCAGCCACGGCCATCAGGCAGCCTTTGCCGGTGTTCTCGCCGGACTCACCCACGATCTCGTTCATGATCGTCACGTTCTCCACCCAACCCTTCGATCCTGCCCAGGCTCACCGGCTCAGGACGGATACCGCCCAGCGGGTGGCCGTAGGTTCTCAGCCTGTAGTAGTGCGTGGCACAGCCACCCTTGGCCACGTGCAGGCCCACACAGCCGGGCACCAGCTCACACCGGCGGGCCGGGCGGGCTGTCGACTTGCGCTGCCTGGGGTACCTGTTGGTGCGGATCAGGGTGCCGTGCCGGTTGGGCTGCACCAGGGGCCTGAACAGTTCGGCCCCCCGGTGCACGTCCTCGTCTTCGATCTCGGCAAGGATCTCAGCCGCCGACCTGATCATGCCTGCCTTACCCACATGGGGCGCAACGCCGGAGTCCACTCCGTCTCCGACCCGTAGGGCAGCTCATCGGTCACCTCAAGCATCGCCTGCCACCACGTGGGGAACTCGTACACCAGCACCCAGCGCTGGCCGGTGAACTCCTCCACGAACCACAGCCGACCCCACTTACGAACCCGACAGCGCGCCACGAGGGTCCTCCCACAGCAGCAGAAACTCTTCGATCGTGCGCATGTGCTTCGGCAGGATGCCCGTCTGCCCGTCCGGACTGACCAGGCACACCTTGCCGACCTGCGCCAGGCCGTTACGGTGGACCCGGTTCACCTTGCCGAACAGGTCGTCGTCGATCCAGATCAGCGGTCGCTTCTCCTCGGTGAGGACACGCAGAGCGGCCGGGTACTTCCACCACGCAGGCTGTGCCTCCAGGAGCTGCTGCTTGGCGGACAGAGGCCAGTCGGCCCTGAACTCCGGGGCGTCAGCCACGGCCCAGTCCTCGGGCAGGCCCACGATCTTCGCGAACTCGGGGGCCAGTTCCTGCCAGGTCGTGTGCCAGCGGACCTCCACCCGACCCTGGTCGTGCAGGCCGTTCAGGTACTCGATCACCGGCACGGCCCACAGCAGCGGCCAACGTGACGGCCCGTCCCAGGTGTACTCGGCCTTCAGCCACGCGTCCTTCGGCCAGCCCATCGAAGGCGGCTCCCTCAGCAGCGAGTTGATCACGCCGTCGATGCCCAGCAGCAGCACCGGCCTACTGCTTGTTCGGGTCACGGTCACCGTACTCAAGCCTCCCTTCGTACCCATACGACGTGGACGAGAAGAGGCTGGTCGCAGGCTCGAAGGGCTGCCCCAGGGTGTTGTGGAACCCGGCCGACCTCTCGTGCCGGACGTACTCCTCCTTGGTCACCGACTCCCAGGCGCTCGCACCTCTGGTGCGGATGAAGTACCTTCGCTTACTCCTGACCATCACAGCCCCTGAACGACGTGGGCCGCCAGGGCACCGAGGCCAGCGAGCCCGCCCAGGCCGGTGAGGATGACGACGACACAGTCCTTCTTGCCGCCTCCTCCGGCATGCGGGTTGCCTCCTCGCCGGGACGAGTTGACCCGGTTGGAGCGATGGCCCCAGTTGGTGTTGCCCGACTGCCCACTGCCCCGCTGCTTCGGGATCTTGCTCATGTCGCTCTCCTCGACGGGTGCGCACCAACTCTTAACTCCTCCCACACACTACCCCATCTATGCCACATGTGCAACAGGGGGTTCAAGATCAACCGGGAAGTACTTACCGGGTTTTCCCCACTTCCCGGCAACTTCCCGGCACACCCTGACCAGCAAAGATGAAGATCAACCGGGAAGACGGGAAGACCTGCGGAGCTTAGATAATGCAAATGGAGGTGTTCGTACTTATAGGCCCACGCCCCCCACACACACGCTCCGTCGCCTCCACACTTCCCGCTTCCCGGTTGATCTTGTGATAGAAATAATCCATGCAATTCTTTGAACACCAGTGCCCCTCATGCCGCTGCCCCAACACCACCGGCCCAACAGCCTGGGCACAGGCCAACCTCATCCCCACCGGCAACCCCAGCGACCAGGTGAAGATCCACGAGATCTACTGGGCCTACCGCGCCTGGAGCACAACCAACCTGCCCAACGCCGCAGTCATCCCCACCCAGAACAGGTTCACCCGCTGGCTCAGCACCGCAGGCCACCGAGTCGAACTGATCAGCGGAGTCAACCGGCTCATCGGATACCGCCTAGCCTCCTAGGAAGCCCGCCGCCCCTGGTTCCTCATCCCCACCTCACGCAGCTTGCCCAACTCGGCCACCACAGCCTCCTGACGGGCCGAGAGCACCATGGCCTCCTCGTCCGCACCCTTCACCTCCTCGACAGCCCTAGGAGGCCCGTAGGAGTCCCACATCAGGCCAAGCTCCCGGCACACCTTGATGTACGCGTTCACATGCGGTGGGGACACAGCACCCAGGCTGCCGTCGATGTAGGGCTCCAAACTGTCCAGGACCGCCTTGAGCCGCTGAGTGTTGGCCAGGCGCATCTGCTGGGACAGGTTGCTGAAGTCGTCTGGGCTCATCCGAACCATGTCTGTCATAGGGCAAGTGTCCCAAAGACCCCGTACTACGTAGTGCACTACGTTTTGGATCGTTTAGTCACAGATTTATACAGAATCGGAAGGTCGCCTTATATGTCCGAAAACTAAATCCCACCAGAAAGGTAGACATTGACCCTAATGGTTGTCTAGATCTAGATGATCATGCTAACTGGGGGTAGCACTCTGCATACCCTTTTTGCCTGGAAATGTCCGTTTTGTGTTTGCCTGCTCGGTTTGGCAGGTTGGATGGGGATGTGACCATGTTTGTTCATGATCATCTGCATATACCCTATTTGCATCATATGTACACTTTGTACCGATATGTCATAGTGTGTCCTATTTTGTACTACTATGTCCTGGTATGTCCGTTTTGCCCACATGGGTGGGGATATGTGGGGGTGTGTCCGTATTGGGGGCAGATTGGCCCCTTGGCCTTGAATGGGGGGCCGTGGGGTGTCTGCCCTAGCCTGTCCCCGGTCCCCGGTCTGAGCCAAGATCCTTGCCCTACCTAGGTACGGATAGGCACCTGCCCCCGTTAGGCCATCAGCGTGGCTCTCAGCCTGTTTCCCGTGGTGTCCTGGGGGGTGGGGATGGCTGCCCTGTCCTCGCCGGGGGTAGGTGGCCAGGGTAGCGGGGGTGTTGTGGTCCTCACCCCGTATGGGCTGCGTGTATGTCGTGTTGCCTGGTGGGGGCAAAGTTTTTTGGTAACGGTTGGGTCACGGTTCCCTTAAATGTGCTCTCGGAGTTTGGCAATAAGCCCTGGTCATGGGACTCTTGTGTCTCAAGCGCCACATCAGGTGGCTACGGAGCTAGGGAGACAGGGCATGAGCAGCGAAAAGACTCAATTCCGACCGGTGATCACGGCCCCCAAGGGCACCCCGTGTGGCTGGCTGGCCTACGGCGAGACGGGAACCAAACTCACCTGCCACGGTGACACCCCCGCCGTTCACATCCTGACCGCCACGCTCCCCGTGGCCGTCGAGGGCACGGCCCTGTGTGGCTACCACTCGCCTTACGACGTGACCGACGCTGAGCGTGAGGCCGTCGGACAGCCCTTCCAGACGAAGGGAGAGGCGGGGGCCGCAAAGCTCGCCGAGCGTGAAGCGATCCTCGCCGACGCGGGTAAGACGTGGGGTGACAAGACCCGTGCCCCCCGGTGGGGTGACGCTGCCATGGTCGGAAAGGTGTGGACGGCCTCGGGTCGCATGGTGGACGACGTCCCCGCCGAGGTGTCCGGGGTGGAGATCCTGACCGACCTGCTCACCCTTGAGCCGGTGGCCGAGGTGCCTACGTTCAACGTGGTCAAGGCGCACAAGATGTCGGCCCCGATGGTGTCGGTTGCCCTGGCCGTGTCCGCCATGCGCGGGCAGGTGGACGCATGGCATATGCACAACGTGATCCTTCCGGAGAGCACCAAGGCCACCAAGGCGACCGTTAGGGCGTTGATCCGACGCGGCATCCTGGCCGAGGTCACCGGGGACAACGACGGTACGCCCGGCTCCCTGGTGGCCTACCGGCTGACCGACACGGGCTGTGACATCGTGGCTGCCCTGGGGTGCCCGGTGACCTTCCTCCCGGCCGATCCGAGCGAGGCTGACACCTACGTGCGCCGTGCCGCTGTGCGCCCTGGTGACTGCTCGGACGGGTGCGAGACCGTTTCGGCCCGTAGCCTGCCGGTCGGGGGCACGGTGTGCCTGGGGTGCGGTAGCACGTTCACCCGAACCGGTGAGGACACCCACCCCGGCACCCTGGCCGTGAGTGAGGCCGTGGTCCGTCGCAATCTGGCCCGCATCACGGCCGACATCGAGATCTGAGGGAGTGATCATGACGACGTTCGATGAGGACATGGCTAGCGCCTCGGTGCCCGTGGTGGCCGTGGTGACCGGTGGGGGTGTGCACGCGGTTGCGATCATGGCGCGGCTGATGGCGTACCGGACATGGGGGCAGACCGGGATGACGCTCGCGCGCAACTTCCGGCCGACGGTGAAGGGCTGGAACGCTGAGCACGGGCAGGCGTGCCGGACTCGTGCCGAGGTGGCCGAGGCCGCACAAGCCATGATCACCAAGGTTCGCGCCGAACGGGACGGGGGCAACCGATCATGAGCGCTCACGAGCGTACGTGGATCTCGGACCCCGACACCGAGGGTGCTGACTACCTGGTGAGTGTGTCCCGTGGGGGCAGTCACGTCGGGTGGGTCACGGGCAAGATGCGCATGATCATGAGCATGTTCTATGACCAGGCGTACGAATCGGCCTCGGGTGAGGTGCCGGATACCCTGGCCGTGTTCGTCCTCACCGACATGGCACCGGTGCCGGTGAACGTGGTCACCACGACGTACCCCGGTCATGACCTGGTGGGTTACGTGCTCAGTTGGCGTATCCCCGGCGTCCGTGGCAAGGCGGGTTACCGGTTTGAGACCGGTGCGCGTGCGGTGATCGATTTCTGACGGTGTCAGTCCTGTCACACCCGTTGACGTGAACGGGTCGCGGGTGTGGCTGAATCGACATGTGTCGAGGAACGGCGAGGAAGGGAGACAGGACATGGAAACGGGTTCGCACGATCCCGCGCGGGTGGTGTGTGTCGAGGGGCACGTGGGGTGTCTGGAGCACACGTCGATGCCGCGCCGACGGACCGAGGCCGACAACATGGCCATGCGCGGGGAGGTTCCCCCCGGTTGGGTCCGTCTGCCGGGTGGGGGCATCGTCCCCCCGGCCCTGGCCGCGCGTAGTGACCGGGGTTGGGAGGCAGACGCGGACCGGGATTCGGCCATGGCCGCGCGTCTGGCGGAGTACGTGCGGGACATGGACGCCTCGGTTGCGGCGTGGCTTGCGGACCCGTCGGCGACGGTGGAGGAGGCGGAGCGGATCATGGGCATTTGGCAGGACATCCGTAAGATCACGCGTGGGGAGGGTGGACGATGAACGCCGGTCACATCGTTTCGGGGAAGTTCGCTGCGGTCATGCTGGCCTTGGTCGGCACGTCCGGGCTCATGATCGGTGCCGGGTTGGTGGCCACGATCAACGGCATGGGAACCCGGCCGGTTCCGCCCGCCCCGGTGATCACGGTCACCAGCGACCATGACCGGGGGGACACGGCCACGGTGACCAGGCACGAGGGTGCGACTCACATCGTGACCGGGGACGGTCGTCTCATCATCGTCCCGAGCAATCCGGCTGAGTGTGTGAGGTTGGCGCTTCCGTCTGCCGAGTACGCCGATTGTGTGCCGGAATACGTGGGTTGATCCCTACCTTTCGGGCACGGATGACCACGGTTGGTTAGCCGTGCCCGGAAGCACACGATCAAACGACGTGTGACCAGCAACGATGATCCCTGGGAAGGGGACACAGCATGTCTGAGAGCACCAACCCCGAGGCCACGCCCGACACGGCCCCTGAGAGCGCCGCAGAGGCGACGGACGGCCAGGGGGACACCTCGGGTACAGACACGGTGGACCGGGCCGCGTACGACGCGCTGAGGGCCGAGCTTGACACGTTCCGGCGTGACGTCGTGGCCGTCACGGGCCGGTACGCCGAGGCGCACAACCTTTGCGGCGTGGTCGATTCGGCCCTGGCCGAACTGGGCTTGCGCCGTGTCCAGACCGGGCACCGCGTCACGGTGTCCCTGGTGGCGTCGTGGGATGTCAAGACGTCGTCGCGCGGCAAGGCGGGTGCGCCGTCCGATTCCACCGTGTGGCGTCAGATTGAGTCCCTGGCCGCAAACCTCAGGTACGACAGTGTCAACGACGTCCGCCGTCGGTTCGGCCGTGACGGTGGTGACTTCCCGAATCTGGAGATCACCACGGCCGACGTGAAGGTGGAGACGGCCGACCCCGGCCCGGACGCGCACATCATCCCCGCCGTCCGCAAGCGCACGTGTTCGGCGTGCGGCTACTCCAACAACCCGGCGGACGTCGATGAGTGCCGAAACTGTGAGGACGACATGAGCGACGACAACGACGATGACTGATCTCTAGCCGTCCGGCCACCTGGGGCCGTGACCAGTGGGAATGCAGCATTTTCCCTGGTCACGGCCCTTGATCGTGTGAATGTCCGGTTTGACCGGAAATATCGGGATATTTCACCTGGTGACGTATATATCGCCATATGTCCATTTTTGGGGCAAAAGGGTGGGGCCGGTCTCCCGGCCCCTGGCATCTCAGTAGTTGGCTTTGATCAGCTCTGCCGCGTCAGCCTGGCCGTCGTCTTCCAGTGTGATCACGATGTCGCGGGTCCGCTCGGCGATGGCGGCCTCAACGATCTTGGCGACGAGTGTGCGGGTCTTGGCGTTGATCATGAGCTTTGCGATCTTCGCGGCGATCATGTCGGTGATCATGGTCCCTGTCTCCTGTCAGCCGGTCCGTGTTGCCTTTACAGGGCAATCCTACCCCACTAGGGGCACATGTGCCATACCAGGGTAGATCATCCCGTGTCGGAAGAATCGGATATGCCCAGTTCAGGGGCGGTGATGAAACCCGACAGTTGCAGATATCGATGATCTTGACTGAATGTCGGAGCGTCCTAGGAAGCTCCGCATCGACTCATGATCAACACGTCTTGATCCGCCACGCCTGGCACCTTAACGGCCGTTCAGTTGATCATGCCCGGCACCCGTGAACATGTGCCCCATAACGCAGGTCAGAAAGGCCGTTTAAGGGCACTGAGGGCCACGCTGAGCCAAGATCTCCAAGTTTGGTACCGGGGATATGTAGATGTCGACGATCATGGCTCAGCGGAGTTTCCGCAGCTCAGAGGCCATGCGCAAACCGGGCCGAAACGGACATGCAAGATCATGTCAAGCACTTCCCAAAGATCTTGATACCCGCCGGTAACTTAAGCCTGCCGACGGCCCCGGCTCTGATGATCTTGACCCACTCCGACAAAACGGACATGTCCAGTATTACCCAACTTATGACTAAATATCGCCATATATCGTGATAAATCGGGCAAAAGGTAAAAGTCCGAAATGTCCGAATTTCCAAGATCGACCCCGGACATGATCATGCCCCCTAGATCAACAGACCTAAGGGGCATGATCATCAGGAACTAGTCGCGCCGGTACATGATCCACACGACCGCGACACCACCGAGGACGAACAGAGCGAACTTGACCACCTCGGCCCACTGCTCACCAATCACCACGCACCTCCAACCCACAAGACCAGGGGCACGGACACAGCGGCCAGGATGACAACCGCCGTCCACACCTTCCGACGGAACCGGGAGACTGCCGCGTCGGCGATCCTGGCACGGCGCGCGACACGGATACCCATGTCGGTGGCCTCGGCCCGATCGATCAGGGACAGGATCGGATCGTGCACCGGTGCCAGGTCAACCGGCCCCGTGTAGACGTCGCTGGCAGGCATGCCCACCTCGGCCATAGCCAGACCGGGGGTACGGACGGGTAGCGGCTCAGCGTGCGCCTGAGGTGCCTTGCACTGGTCAATCTGGCACCCGTGCGTATTGTCGTACCCGTCGCATTCGGGACACTGCCATGCGCGGCAATCCTCCGGCGAGCAGTCGTAATCCCCGCGAGGGTTCGAGCACACAGGGCACTCCCACCCCGCGCGCCATGCCTCACACAGGGCATGGGCAAGGCGATTGGAGATCTGATAGAGCGCCAGACTCGCAGCCTTGGTGAGGTCATTCGGCCATTCGTCGCCGAACTCGTTCTCTTCCTGATAGGCCGCGAGATCCACGAACGTCCGCCAGATCGTGTGCGTGTAGACGCTCGGAGCGCCGTCCGCGATTTCGTGAAGCTGCCCCCGGTCGTCGAAGTCATCCAGCGTGATCGAGCCGTCCTGGATAGCCTTCACCACCGAGTCACGGACACAGGCCAGCATGGCGGCACCCGAAGACTCCCGGTTGTCGGGGCAATCGCAGTCCGCCATATCCGCCAGGTCGTACGGGGACGCGTTCCGAATCTCATCGATGGTCATCGGATTGGTCATTTGTCCTCTGCCCCCTTGCGTCGTGCGCCGGTGGCCGTGATGACCCACCCGCGCGAGTTGAGATAGTCACGCCATGAGCCGTCATGGTGGAGGATCGTTTCATCCGCCATCCATGCCCGGTAAAGGCGCTCGATTTCGGCCCGATCGCGCTGCCGACGTGCCAGACGGTCAACCCACACGTACATGGGCGCGCTATCCTCGCCGTCCTGGCCGGTGCGCTTAGCCCAGTAGGCCGCACACAGGTACGGACGGAAGTCACGGGCGCGTTCGGCCACGTCACCCCACACGACCTCGGTGCCCCGGTGCTCCGGATAGTTGCCGAACACATTGGCGGACACGCACGTCCACCACAGTTCGGTGACGGTGTCCTCACCGAGGTAATCCCATATCGTCGTACAGGTCACCTCGGGAAGCTCATGCCGCACCTCGCCGCGCATGTATCCGGCCCATGATTCGTCGATTTCCTCGTGCTCAAGGTCACTCATCGCCGATTCGTCGTACACCGGGTAAGACTCCGCCAGGCCGATAAGCATTCCGGCCGTGTCATCGTCCATGTCGGCCACGAAACATCCGAGTGCATTGCAGTTCAGATACGACGTGTCCACCCATGGGAATTGCGGGTAGTCACGGCGAATGGCCGCGTAATTCGACCGGACGACGGTGTCGGCCTGGCCGCATGAGTCACGGTCGATAGCCACGCCATCGAATGACACATACGGTTCGCCGTAATGCTCCGAGGCTTCCCCGGTGACAGTGAGGCTACGGCCGAACATGCCGTACTCACCCCGGACGTTCGATGACGACAGATAGCCGAACTGCTTAGCGTCCTCGCGCCACGCGTAGGACACCGTGAACCCGGCCCGCTTGAGTTCCGTCACCCGGTCATTCATCGCCTTAAGCGACACGTAACGGCCCTTGTGATTGCGAATCGTCACCGTCCGATCCTTCCGCTAGACGTCATGATCTCTGCCTCTCGTGCTTCCTCGGCTTCGCACCACAGGCCATAAAGCCGCTCCCATTCGTCGAAAGCGGACTGTGCTTCCTCGGCATTCGGGTAGGTCTCCACCCCGATATGCCCCTGATCGTTTTCGGTGATGATCAGGAACGTACCGGCGGGGATGGTGACCGGGATCTCAGCGACCGTGTCCATGTCCACCGTTTCGGCCTCGGCCTGAATGATCAGGCCGACCCAACGGTTGAAGCCGTCGACAGTCCCAGTTTCCTCGTCGAAGCTGCCCCCGTAGAGCGCCTCAATGAGGCAGTCGGGGAACTTGCCCACTGGCGAGTGGCCGGGGCATTTCGGGGACACCTCGGCGTCACAGCGCTTGAGGGTGAATGCCATTAGACCGCGCTCCTAACCCGGACGTCGTTGCTGATGGACAGTGCCGACATGACCACGATTGACAGATGCTTACGGCACGTGTTCGTGATCTCGAATTGGTGAGCCTTCACGCCGCACACCTCCACCTGAATACGTGCCGGTGTCCGGCACCCGTGCCTCACCTCACACGGAATCTGAATGGTCATTGCTCGATATCCTTTCCTTTCGGGTGCCACCGGCACCAAATCGAACCCACCTCCGGACTCTGGCCACACACCCCCATTCCGGCCCCCATGAGCCGGGGGCACTGCTGCTGACCGATCGCGTACCGCTGCGGGCCGGTGAACCGCTCCCTCCACTCCTGGCCCGCCTTACGGCCCACCAGTTCCGAGGCGGCATTCAACGCCGGTCCCATGTCCTCATACAGGTACTTCCTCGGGAAATCGATCGTGTGGAACTCGACAACCCAGGGCGTTCCCGATGCCCCCCGCCGGTACACGTAGGCAGCGTGAATCGGGTGCGGGGTGGCACGGATGACGAACGACGTGGGGGCAAGGGGGGTGGTGCTGGTCATCGTGCGGTACTGCGTGACCCCCCGGCGCACCGGTCGGCTTGCCGACGCTGTCACTCGGTGCCCCCGGTGCACCATGCGTGCGGATGCCCGAACATGTCCGGGCTGATCACGTGGCCGTCGATACCCTGGCCGCATTCCTCGCAGTCCTCATAGGTAAACGCTTCCACCAGGTCAGACACGGCCTGCCGGTAGCCTTCGATGCGCGGGTCGGTCATGCCGTCGTCCGGTGACGTCCGGCGGGCTGACGCACGCGACCCATGCCCCGGAAGTGCCGACCGGTGCCCTCGTCACTGCGGTACGTGTGCAGGTACGTCACGCAGATACCGGCCACCAGGGAAAACACGCTGAGAGCCACGCTGAGCGCCGAAACGCCACCGGCCCATACCTGACTACCCCAACCGGGAAATGCGGCCTCTGCCATGGCACCCAGCACGGCCACAGTGAGCGCCGCACCGATGCCCCCGGCAAGGACGGTAGCGCCGACGGCTACCATCCGAGTCGTCTCAAGATCCATGACTAATCGATCCTCTCCAACAAGGTGCGGATGAACTCCCACGCTTGCTCTTCGTCGAACCCGTGCGCCATCATCACGGCCCGCTTGACCGTTTCAGCCTGTCCCCGGTGCCACAGTGCCTGTGTCCGCCATGCCTCACGGATCGTGTCCGCGTAGAACACCACCAGGGCCGTAGCCAGTTCCACACCGGTCACCGCTTCGACCTCCTGTCACACATCGGGCAGACCTCATAGGCCGCACTGGTCTTGACCTCACGCGCACCCCACGGCAGACCACACCACGTGACTTCAGTCTTCGGGCGGTGCTTGTGCCGGTAGCCCCTACGCATCCCCACGGCCCCCACCCCCTAGAAGCCCACACACCACAACGACCATCACGACCCCCATGACCAGGTAACCCAGCGCCGCGCCCATGTCAGAACCCACCCCGGACGCGACGCGCGTTGACCTTGCTCGCTTTGCGCTTGCGCCGCCCCAACAGGGCACGGATCGGGCGCTTGATCATCGTGCCCGTACCGGCCCACACCTCAGCCTCGGTGACCTCAGCCCCGATCAGCTCGATCATCGCGTCCTGCGGGATCACGTCGTACCCCATCGCGTGCAACTCGGCCACGGTCCGCACGTACCCGGCCCCACCAGGGAACGCGACATCGAGCATGCCCATCCCCACCGTGTCGCGCACGAAACCTTCGACGCCATCGGACCGGCGGCGCACCGTGTCACCGGGCTTGATCTTGGTGCCGAACGCCTCACGCACGCGCGTCTTGACGTCCGCCTCGGTGACCACGGTCCCGTCGCCGGTGTGGATCTCCGCCACGGGCCGGGTAACCTCGACGGCCAGGGCCTCAGCGTGCCGACGGTCCGAGGCCACCAGGGCATCCGCGATAGCGCCGACACTGCCGGGGTTGGGGGCCGAAAGCGCCTTCAGCAGGGGGGCCGCCCATGCCGACATGTTCGCGTCGTGCTCAGCCCGCAACGCCTCGATCTCACCGGGGGCCGGGACCTCGAAAGGGGCCGCGTCCTCGGTCAGGGCGTCCGTGGCCGACTGGCCGGTACGCGGGAGCACCGTGGTCACGCGCTCCCCGTTCATCAGGGACCGGCCCGCGTTGATCGTGTCGACGTTGAACCATCCGTCGCCGTCCATGGTCGACAGAACCACGCGACCGGGATTCAGGTTGTAGTCCCACACCGCCAGGCCATCCGTGATCACGACACGGTCGGCCGTGCGGCGGGTACGGACGTAACGGGACATGTCACCGTCGTTGACCAGGGTGTGCGTGCCGGACTCCACCAGGATGGCGAACGCCTCCACGGGCGCGAAGTTGTGCGCCTCGGCCGCGAAGACGCGCCCGTTGTCCCGAATGGCCACGCGTGCGGCCTCAACGTCAGCACCGGTGATCTCGACGGCCGGGGTCGGGGGCACGTACAGCTCACGGGACACCTCACCGTGACCCTCGGCGACGGCGTACGCGTCCTCGGTTGACAGGTGGAACCCGGTCATCCAGCCGTGCTCGCACTCGGCGGTGTGGACGACGTCCCCGTTGTCCAGGGTCCGCGTGGCCGTGGTGATCAGGTGCTTGACGGTGGTGTCCGCCCAGATCTTCGCGGACGGCCCGAACTCCCACGTCATGATCTCGGGACCGGTGACCGAGATCAGGTGGTACTTGGTGCCGATCTTTCCGGCGAACTTGACCGGCGTGCCCTCCTGCGTAGGGGTCGGGTCGGACGCCATCCCATGGAAGAGGAATGTGTCGCCGAAGTTGAGCCCGTGCGCCTTGACCGTGCCCACCTGGTAGTTTTCGCTGCTCATGCCCTGTCTCCCTAGCTCCGTAGCCACCTGATGTGGCGCTTGAGACACAAGAGTCCCATGACCAGGGCTTATTGCCAAACTCC